AAAAGCATTAGAGTACAACGTTAAACTAGCGAGCAAAATAGATAATGAAATGGGCGACTTCAAGTATATAAGAAGAAGAAGCCAACTAGCTGAAAGTTATTATCACGGAACTTTAATCACATACAGAACCCTAGAGGCTTTGACAGGTCTTAATATATCGGAAGTTTTTACCCTTGCCAAATCTTTGATTTCAAAAGGTTATATAAATTTATGGAAAGTTATAAAGAAGTATAATATTCCTGTACTATCCGATGTTAAGACTTTAGCCTCTCAGCTAGGGATACATTCGTATTGCTATTCGCAAAACGGTATGTTAGTGGCAGTTATGGGCACTGGTGTTAGAATCCTTAAAAGGAATTAACTCTAAGGTTTTTACTATTTCATTAAATATCTTTTATTTATCCGATAATCTACAGGGAGAGCTGTATCAAACAATTAACTTAAAATACTAGAAAAATAATTTTGGTTAATAACAAAACTTTTTGTATCTTTACAGAGTAAAATAAAAACAAACTTATGACTACTAGGAAAGGTAGAGGGAAAAGAAAGCTTACAGAATTTGAACTGGGAGCCAACTACAGTGTAACTTGGGACTATAAGAAGTATTATGTATGTAAACTTATAAAAGTTACTGCCAAGGGATATAATCTACTGATATTACAAGAGGACAGATGCCTACTACCTAACCACCTATATAAGGCTAAAAATAATTCAGATAAACTTAAATTTTGGGTGCACGCTTATATGCACTCTACACCATTAAAAACTTAGATATATGCAAAAGTACTACCCAGAGGAGGAAAGCCTCCTAGAAATTGTGGAGAACGTAAACACTCCAGAAAACGTGAGAGACCAAGCTCAGAAATCCTTGGATAAAATAAACGCAGAAAGAGAAGCAAATGGACATTAAAACAACAACACCCGAAATAGTAGCTGTAGACCTAGAGGAGTGGTTTGCAGCTACTGCAGAAGCAAATGGACAACATACCTCTGTAGGCTATGATAAGATATGTGCTACAAAAGCGGCAAATGTAGCAAGAGATAGCCACCCTATGTATATAGGAGAATTAAACCCTAACTGGAAATTCTGGGACGATGTGATAACAGCAATAAACAAAGATGAAACACAAGAACAGTAAATGCTTAGGTTGTGGTAAGGATACGAAGTCCAAAAAGGCTATAGCTGTATCTAACCTAAAAAATGTTCTGGTATGCAAGAGATGCAATACCGACCTTATAAACTATGGACAACTAAACTATGGACAACTACTTTTAAAAGTAGTAGGAAAGAGAGGTGACTTTTTAGTTGTAGTTGCGGTGGATAGGGAACGGAGAGGTAATTTTTAAAATCAAACAAATAATATTTTATGAAACTGGCAAGAACAAAAAAAGTAAGATTATTGGTAGGGTGTAGAGTCTGGTGCTCTGGTTTCGGTATAGTAAGTAGAGCTAAAGGTATGTACAGCGGTGGATACACAATATGGATGTTTGGAATTAAATACATTGTAGGATTAGAGATAGAACATTCTTGGGGAGACTTTGATAATTGACTACTAATCCAACACTCACTAGGAGGTAAGTTTTTACACATAATACCTTACAGCCCCTAAAATTTGTAACACACCATTAATTTATGTACCTTTGTGCAAGTCTTATAGTTAGGCTTGCACTTTTATTATACCTAAGATATGTTTGAAAAAATAAAGAAGAAAATACACGAATTTACTAAAACTCCAGAGGTTCAAGTAAAACCTGTGGATACCAAACAAGTAGATAAGCAGAATTTCGAGACTTCACCCAAAGGGGGGAAAAGAGAAACTGCACCTAGTGAATTAATAAGCTACGGAGGTATTCTTAGAGAAAGTTCAATATCTCCAGACTATCCTGTTGAGTATGTAAAAGCTATTCGACACCTTTGTATGTGGAATCCAGACTTTTCCTTAGCGTTGGAGAATGTGGTTACTCTATCCAACACACCTTTTGAAATAACCATACCAGAGGGAGGTAAGAAAAGCTTAGTAAAAGAGTTGTATGAGATAGGGGATTCTTGGTATAAAAACTCGGGAGGAATAAACTCCCTAAGAAACGACTTGCTTACTCAATTAGTAATTACAGGGGCAATATCCGCTGAGATAGTACCAAACAGTAAATTAGATGGGGTCAGTAAGACTGTGATGGTATCTACTGAGAATATTGTTTTTAAGTATGATAGAGAGGAAGAGGAGTATATGCCTTATCAAACTAATAGAGGTACTGAGGATATAAAACTAAATACCAACACTTACAAATATTCTGCTTTTAGGAGACTTTCGGAGAAACCTTATGCAGTCCCTATGTTTTTATCTGCCTTGGATAACACGGCTATAGAGAAGGATATGGTATCTAGTATAAGGGAGGTTGTAAAAACTTTAGGTCTAGCAGGATTTATGGAAGTACTACTATCCGCACCCCCTAAGAGACCTGCAAAAGGAGGTAAACCTGCAGAGACCCAAAAAGAATACTCTATGAGATTATCTGGGCTACTTATGGAAGCTGAGACTGAGATAAAGAAAGGTTTAGGTAATGGTTACATGATTGGTTTTGAAGGTCAGCATAAGTTTGAGATGAAGGCGACTAATGCTAACATGGGGGGAGCAGAAAAACTTATGCAAATCAATACGGAGATGAAACACGCAGGTTTGAAACAATCTCCATCTTTGTTAGGTAGAAACTATAGTACTACTGAGACCTTAGGTAGGGTAGTATTAACTATTTTGACATCACAAGTACAGAACTACCAACAGACGGTAGATAAGTTCTTATCCGAAGCCTATTCACTACATTTAGAATTAAAAACAGGTAAAAGGTATAAGGTTAAGGTAACTAGCCAGAAACCTATGATTAATGATGAGGAATCCGACCAGAATGCCTTTTCTACTAAAATAGACAATCACATAAAGTTATATAATCAAGGTATAATTAGCCAAGAGCAGTTTGCACAAGGTGTAGGTTATGTATCTGCACATTTGCCAGAACCTATAGCCGAAGAAATACCTAAAGCAGAATCTAAAGTGGAGGTAAAGCAAAACAGTCTGGTGGCTATGTACAACTCTAAATTTGAAAATTACCCAGACTTTAAGTTTTACTATGATAAAGCAGAAAACTCTAAAAAGTATATACAAGACTTCGAGGACGAAAAAGATAAGTTGATATTCAAAGAGCTTACTAAATACCTAAAAGCTACGCACAAAAACTACGATAAAGCACTAGACTCTGTAATAAGAGAATTAGCTAAAACACTATCTAAAGGTAAGAACACGGAGGCTATAACACTCAATAAAGTTTATCTTACTCTGTTTGGAAATTGGGAATCTAGCTTTTCTGTACCCCAAGTAGAGATAACAAAAGAACGTGTACAGAACTCCTATAAACTTTTCAGAACAGATAAAGGTATATTCAATGTAAAGAAAAAAGGTAGTAAAGTTCCAGAGGCAGTTTTCAACACCACGGACTTTAGGACTATAGCCTATATGCAAGATATGGATGCAGTATATTTAGGTAAATTCATATCAGATGACCACACTATTAAACAGATAACTAGATTTGTCCAAGAGACATTTTTAGAAGATGCTAATGCCTTGCGTAGTAATGCAGCAATAGATAAGTTCACAAAACAGTTTAAAGGGGTGTTGAAAGGTGTCAGTTGGAAGATTGACCAAGTACTAGCCACCACGGTAAGCAGAATGAGGTATAATGCCAGTATGTTATATTATTCGCAAGCTAAAGTGGTAAACTATACTAGACTAGGTATTTCAGATAGGTTGCAATGTAGATACTGTGCTAGTATGGATGGAAAAACTTTTAAGGTATCAATACCTGTAAAACGTATTAAGAAAAATGTACAAACTAGCGTGGAGAGTGTAAAAGAGGTGCAACCGTTTATAACAACAGTATTTCCAGACCCCGCAGATGTAGAAGCTCTAACCAGTGCAGAATTACAAGCAAAAGGAGTAGAAGCTGTACCCTCCCACCCACATTGTAGATGTACGAATGTGGCTGATATATAAGATATTTTGGAAAATCCAAATTAATGTACTACATTTGTAAAAAATTGCTAAAACTATGAAAGGATATAAATATAGGTCTATTTTAGAATATACTGCATCTACAGGAGAATTAAGTGTAAAAAATACTATTCGTATTGACAATGCAGGCAGAGGTATGAAAATACCTAACCAAGAATCTTATGAAGTTATGCGAGAACAATACGCAGCAACTATGGGAAGTAAAATTAATTTTGCAGGTACTTTGCAAGATGGTTCGGCTGAGGAGAATACACCAAAAGACGAAGACTTTGTAAGAGTACCTTTTAGGTTACTTTCAGCAGCTATTGTAGGAGCAGGTACATGGAGAGCTACGGATTTCCGTAATGAGAAGGTACTAAAAGCATCTAGAAAACTTCTGGACAGACAACCTGTTTATAAAAATCATAGTACATATACTATAGACAACGCAATAGGTATTATTACAAAACCTGTTTGGCAAGATAGTTACCAAGACGATAAAGGTAATACTATTCCTGCAGGAATAAATGGGGTTGTAAATATAGATATGAAAATTGCTCCAAAGATTGCAAGAAATGTAGTTACTGGGGCTATACATTCTGAATCTGTTTCAGTTATGTTTGACTGGAAACCATCTCACGAATTTGAGGATGAGTGGGGTTTCTACGATAATTTAGGTAAGGTGGTAGATAAAAAAATGGTGACTAGGCAAGTTACCAAAATACATGACTACTTTGAATCAAGCTTAGTATTCTTAGGAGCTGACCCCTACGCAAAGAAACTAGATGAAGATGGTAAAATAATAAACCCAGACTCTACAGCTATCTACGATGATGACAATGTTTTCAGCAAAGAGAGCTATACAAAAAAAGAATCTTGGAACGCATCTTGCTCAGTAGATGGTAAGGTTTGCGTATTTAATGACGAACTCAAATTTTTCAAATCATTTTCAAAACCAAAAAGCATGGACCCAAAAGTAATGGTAGCACTGGTAGCCTTATTAGGCTTGGCAGAAAACACACAAATAACAGAAGAACATATAGCTAAATTAAAACTATCGGACACCTCCGAAGAGGAAGGTGGGGGAAGCAAAGAATTACTTGAAAAGGTAGCTGAATTTGCAAAGGTAGCACTAGGGGATGAAAACACCTCCGACAATGAAGCGATTGAGATAATGCTAAACAAAGGCAAAATTATCACAGAGGAGCAAGAAACTACTGCAAAAAAGGATTTGGAAGCCTTTACAAAAGAATTGGAAGATTTGAAAGCAAGAGCTGAAAAATCTACTGAGGATTTTGCAACGTTAGAAGCTGAAAATGCAGAATTAAAAGAATCTTTCGGTAAGTCTGAAAAAACTGTTGAAACTTTAACCTCAGATAAAGTTGCACTAGATGCAAAAATTGCTGAGTTAGAGCCAGAAGCAGAAGTAGGTAGAAACTACACAGACAAAAAGAAAGAAGAGGTTATCTCACTCTACAAACTTGCAACAGGCGAAAACGCAGATGAGGCTGTATTAGGTCTTATGGGCAAAGCCAATAGTGAGGAACTTAACGGACTTCTTAAACAATATGTATCGAAAGCTACAGAACGTTTTGGAGGTAAATGCAGTAGCTGTGATTCTACTGAGTTTGTATTCCAAAGTTCTGTAGTAGAAGAGGTAGAAACACATTCAGATAAAATAAATACTTTTGCAGCATTTCGTGAGAGATTTGTAGAAGACTAATATAAAAAATATGTTAATTTCCAAATAATAGATAAGATTTTTGGAAATTAACATATTTTTTATACCTTTGTAAAAATTATAATCTTAAAAACCCAAAATTATGGCAAAGCCTCCATACAATTTTATGCACGAATTAGGTTTCGGTGCTACGACTGTTGTAAGTATTGATGATAGTCAAGGTTCAGTAGATGTTTCTTTCACTATTAATGAAGAAGTGCCTCTTGGAACCCCTGTAAAAGTTACGGGAGATAATACAGTAGGAAAAGTAACAGCTGCAACAGATATGCCGATTGGCATTGTGCTTAACACCGAAACAAAATCGGATAGAATTATAGCTGTTGTAAAAACTCAATTCATGGCAATCAAAAGAGCTGAGGCTACTGGAGGTGCTGTTGTTGCAGGAGACAAACTCAATGCTGTAGAATTAAACGCTACGTCTGAACTCTTCAAATACAATACTGCAGGTACTAATAAGTCTGCGGTTGCCCTAGTTGGAGGTGCTGACACAGAAGAAATTATAGTAGGTGTTCTTAAAAGCTCTTACGCAGTATAAACCTCAAAACTGAAAAACCGAATTATGAAAGACTTTAAAGAAATCCAAAAGAACGCAGAGGAGTTCTCAAAGGAGATTAAAAACAACGGAGGTAGAGCGTATAAGCAAAGCTTCCAAACGGAGCAACACGCAACACTTAGAAATAAGTTGGCAGCGGATGTTGAAACTGTAGTAGAGAGCTACCGTTCTTTACGCAAAGGAGACAAAGATAATGCACCTATAATGATGAACTTCGGTGACTTCATTAAAGAGACTTATGGTTTCGAGACTACTCCGAAAGGAGGTTTTGACCAGTATCTTCTTGCATTAGGAATCAACCCTAAGCACCACTCTATTCAGCACTTGACTTCTATGTCTGATGCACGTAAAGCAGGAATCTGGTTAGTTCCCGAAGTTATCACAGAAGCAGTAAGATTAGGTATGGAGGCGAACAGTCTTGCAAACTTAATTACTGGTGTGAAAAGTATCACTAGCCCAACCCTTGATGTTCCGCATATCAACATGGCAGATTCTATGCCTAAGCGAATGGGAGAGGCTGAGAGATTTTCTAGAGGTTCTATTTCTTACGGAAATAAACAAGTAACTTCTGAAAAAATTGGCATGGGTATTTCTATCTCGGACGAGGTTAGAAAATACACTTCTATTGATTTACTTGCTGCAGAACTTGAAGATGTAGGACGTTGGATTAATATAGGCAAAAACGCATTCCTTATTGAAGTTCTATTGAACGGAGAACAGGCAAGTGGAGATTATGCTGCACCTACTGTAGGAGTTGGAACTATAGGTTCATTTGCGTATAAAGATTTGAAGCGTGTTATTACTCGCATGAAGAATCTACAGCGTGCTCCACAAAGTATGTTATCTAGTGAAGATACTGAAATTGATATTTCTTTACTTCCAGAGATTGTAGGCCTTTTAGGAGGAGTTCAACTTTTAGGGTTAAACCCACAAAAATCTGACCCTAGAGTCCTTAACACTTATTCGCACGGTCTTATGAGTGAGGACCAGTTAATGATGATTGATAACCGAGCTTCTGTTCAACAATTATCTGTAGCACCTTTAGCTATTGAGAATGAGAGAGATGCAAGCCGTCAAGTAAACAATCTTTACATCTCGGAAACATTAGGCTATTACAAACTTAAAAGAGATGCTTCGGTAATCTTAGACAAGTCTTTGGATTTTGCTGCAAATGGGTTCCCAGAGTATATGAACTTAGCTAAATTTCAGTTAAATAAATTCAAGTAAGATATTTAATTTCTTAAAACGTAACAAATGAAAAAAGTATATGTAAAACTTAGAGATGCAGGCGGTTCTTTTACCGATGCCTCTCTAGGTATTAAATTAGGTGGAGCTGAAAATGTTCCTGTACTAACTGAGAAAACCAACAGGATTGAGCACGCTATCAGATACAGAGCTTTGTTAGAAGTTGATGAGAAGCAGGCTAAATCTGAGATTGCAGCTGCAGAAAAGGTAAGAAAAGCCAATAATAAAGTTGCAAAAAAAGCTGTGAAGAGTACAGATAAAAAAGCTGAGGAACCTACTAAGGAGACAAAAGCTGAGGATTCTGGAAATATAGTTGCTAACCTATTGGAGGAGGGTAATTACCAAAAAATGTGGGATTATGCTAAAGAGTGTGGTGAAACATACAAAAAGAACCCTTCAAAAGAGGATTTGGAAAAATTCCTAACCAGTAAACTTGAAAAGTAAGCATTTATAAACTACTCTTGAAATTAAAAAATGCCCTGCTAGGCTAACAGTCTGGGCAGGGCATTTTTACATTAAAAAATATGGCAGATATTACATTATTTTCGATAGGAGGGGTACAAGGTACTATTACAGTGAACGATATTGCTGTAGAGTTGCCTTATGGTACTATTTCAGATATTACCGAAGCCATTGCAGAATTTGCAGGAAATTTTTCTACTATAACGGTAGGTGCAATCCCACAGATTACAGGAGTAACTGTAAATGATTTCACAAACCCTGTAGATTATATAGTTTCGGACGATGGAATAAATTTTGTAACTTATACTGTAACTGTTACAATATTGCCGAATACCGAGAATGATATAATCACTTTTGAACTGCCTGTACTGGAAGCGAAAGGGATAGTAAATCTGGCAAATAATACGGTGGAACTGCAAGTTACCGAAGGCGTAGATTTATCTGCTGTAGAGGTAGCTTTTGAGGTTTCAGATAATGCCACTTCTAGTTTTGCAACAGGTTCTATACAAGATATAACTAACAGTTTACCGTTTACCGTAACTTCTGAAAGTGGGGATGCAGCTAACTACTTGATAACTGCTTTAACTGCACCAGACCACGCAGACAGTAGTTATACAGTATATAAAATGGTATTACTAAGACTACCTTTTTTAGAGGATACTGCAGGAAATATGGGTATGCTAAGTCAGATAACTTTGGAGGTTATGTATGAACTAGAGCCCTGTTTTCAGATAGGTGCAACAGTAGAACCTTATGATATTAATAGAGTGGGGAAGGAAGTTTATTACGATGTATATAAACGTAGTATAATTGCCGACATTGTAAGTATTGCAATACTAACCCAACAGGCTTTAATAACAGTAGCAGGAAGTAAGCAGACAGAAGAACATATTGAACCTACTACTAAATTTGTGAAAGAAGGTGTGGCAGGTTCAGTAGAGGTAGTATTCGAGCAACTTTCTATCAAAGATTCAGCGGTACTTGCATTAGATGCAAAGTCTCTAATAAACAAACTCCAAGAAGATGCACACAGAAAAATGCAAAAACTGGGATGCAGTTATTATATTGAGGAGTGTGAAGATGATAAGTATGTAGGATTTATAGCAAGTGGGAGGGCGTTATGGCATCACTAATATCAGAGGTAGAAAAGGAGGAGATTAGAGCTGTATTAAGAGATGTTACAGATACGTTTTTTGTAACTCCTGTAATTTATTATTTGGCAGAAACCAAACTAGCCAGATTTCAAGAGGACGATAATTTTGCAGAGTATGTGGAGCACACCCTATCCGCATTAGTTGAATATAAAGAATCGGAGGGTGTTAAATTCTCTATGCAAGGGGCTATAGATAAATCTGTTGTCAAGGTAACTTTAAATGTGGAGGATTTGATAGATTTAGGGTTGTATGAAAATACTAACCATACTGTACCTTTTAAGGCTGAGAAAGATTACATGAAAATAAATAATCTAAGATATAAGGTAAAACACATAAACTTTGATGGACCACTGGATAGACAGAATATACTTGTAATCATACAGGGGGAACAAGTAATAGGAGTCTCCTAGCTTATAGGAGTGTATTATGGAATTTAAAAAGGTAGGGGACTGGAAAAGAGTTGAAAGGCTGATAGGCAGGATAGATAATGAGATGAGGAAGGCTCAAATGCTAAGTCTCAAAAGATTTGGGTTAAAAGCAGAGGCTATAGCAAAAACTCATATAAGCAGACAGGATTTAAACTGGCAAGAATTAACTCCAGAGTATTTGGAGAAGAAAGTACGAGAAGGAAAAAGTGAAAATATTCTAGTAGCAACAAGTAGCTATTTCCAGTCTATAACTACTTATGTACTTGTAGATACAGTATATTCTGGAGTTACTAGAAAAGCTATAAATAAAGATGGTAAAATAATTGCAGATATAGCAAAAGTCCATGAGTACGGCTCCAAATCGGGAGGGATACCTGCAAGGCCTTTATGGAAGCCTACTTTGCAAGAGGTAATGCTATGGCACGCAAAGGTGAATACTCCAGAAATGTATTTTATGAAAGCTATTAAAAAGTACTGATGAAATTACAAGAGATAGATAGGTCAATATTTGAAAAGTTGCGTAAGGTATTGGTAGAAGCAGGATTACTCCCAGATATTACCTTATATGCCACCCCAGAGGAGTATAATGCAGCTAAAGATATACTTAGGGAGACCCTACCAGATAAACAACTTATAGAGATAGTGAGTATAGGAAGTTCCTACGACAGGGGGGATAAGACCTCCGCAAAGATTATAATTGACAGGAAAAGGGAATCAGATGGGAGTATAGGGGCTTTTGGGGTAACAGAGTACGAGGCATATACAGAGTCTGGAGAGGATAAATTTAGAAAAGTGAAATACCCCTACTCAACAAAAGACGTGTATTATGAGATAAGGTTTATTTGTCAATCTACAGTAAAGGAAAGAATACTATTCGGTCTTTTCAACAAATCTTTAGGAAATATGCTGTTGCATCAAGGTCTAAATGAATTTGCACAGAACACCGAAGATTGTTTTCTACTAAAAAGGGACACTTTAGTAAATACAAGTGCTGTAGATAACGTAATAGAGTGGATGTATGGATATACTGCCAAAGATGTATGGGTAGAAGATAAATCTGTGTTACTTGAAGGTATAGTCCCACTTAACACATTTGAGTTTGATTTAAAACCTTTAACGGAGACAGAATTTAATACTCAGTTTCCTTAGAATTATTTTTGTTTTAGAAGTAAAAAGTATTATTTTTGTTAAAAATTGAAAAATTATGGAATATCAAGGTAGAGCCAGAGTAGAAGTAAACATAGATGATAAATCTGTACTCCTTCAAGGGGGTAAACTAGGTAAAGCCGCCGTGCTTATCGAAGCAGAGAGAGGTGAGTTTAGTAAGCCTAGAACTGTACGAACTTGGGCAGAGTATAAAAAATATTATGGAGGACTAGGGAAAGACTGGAAAACTCCAAACGCAACTTTATCTCCATACTTGGTAAAGAGAGCTTTAGAAGCAGGGGCAACTTTAGAAGTATCCAGAGTTGAACACTATACCGATATAGCAGATACTGCTACTGGTACAAGTGTAAAACCTACAGCAACTATAGCAGCAGTAGAATTTACTGGAGCCACAGCAGGAGATTATTCTATTGAGGTATCTGTAGTAGCAGCTGCAAATGGGGTAGCAGATGAGTATGATATTACCGCCAAACTTGCAGGCTATCCAGAGTTGGATTCAGCCTTACAAATATCAAATGTGCCAGAAGTGGTAGATGCTACTGTAGCTGCAAACTTCTTGGCAGTAATGAAATATGTAGAAATAGGTACAGGTACAATAAACTTAGCTACAGTACCAGTTTCAGCACCTCTTATAGGAGGTTCGTATGATAGTGGTAACTTAGTAGATGATGATTTTGTAGGAAGTGCCACAGCAGCTACAGGAATCCACGCTTTCGACCCAGTACGTGATATATGGAGAATAGCTATCCCTCACAAATCTGTTCCAGTTATTGATATTGCTTTAGCAGACTATGCTAAAATGAGACAAGACCTACGTGCTATTTTAAGAACACCCACAGGGATAAATGGTGCAGGTGCAATAGATTATAGAAATGGTACAGGTATCTACTCACATACTGCTATTGATACACATTTTGCCTCTATGTTTACAGGAGGTCTCCAGATAAAAAATGCAGTAACAGGTGTTGTTGAAGATATTCCAGAAACGGCAGATATTTTAGGTTTAAAGGCTTTTAGAGACAACAAAAACAATTTTGAGTATAAGCCTTGGTTTGCATCAGCAGGACCAAAATACCCAATATTAAATGCCGTAGGTGTAGCTTATGAGTTCTCAACTCCCGCAAGAGCGTTGGAGTATGACGATGTAGCTAATGTGGGTATTAATACAGTTATCAATGACCCAGATTTCGGGATTGTACCAAATGATAACAATACTCTACAGGTTAAGGATACCTTACTGAGCCACGAGAATGTATCGGAGCTTATGGTATATATGTTGAGAAACATTAAAATACTTGCAAAGAGCGAACAATTCAACCCGAATGATATTGATACTTGGAAAGCTATCCACAGAAAGATAACTCCATTTTTAGATGGATTAGTTACAGGGAGAGCAATATGGGAAGGGTATTTATACCAAGGAGACCAAGACATTGATTTTATCGAAGATGCTGTAGTAAATACTCCAGAGGGAATAGATGCAGGTGGATATACTGCGAACATCTATGTAAAACCTAAGGTTGCACTTAAATACATAGGAATAAACATCGTAGTTACAAACTCTGGTGTGAACTTAACAGAACTTGCTGAACAGCTTGTATCTTAATACTAACTTTAAAATTTATACAAAATGGCAGGATTTGCAAACCCAATAAGAGCATACCGATTTAGAGTAGAGATAGCGGGAAAAGACCAGTGGGCAATTCAAGAGGTAGAACCACCAGAGGTAGGTTTATCTGTTATTGCACATGGAGGAGGAGACCGAGACATCAAAACAGCCTCTAAGAAAACAATAGGAAACGCAACTTTGAAATATCTAAAAGGACTGGAAGACAAAGAACTTTTCGGCACTTTATGGATAGAACAATGTTTGAAAGGCTTACCCTCAGCCTACAAAAGGAATATTGTAGTAAAAGAATTAGCCAATGATGGAATAACTACTATCAATACGCAAGTATGGGTAGGATGTTTTCCAGTAAGAAAGCAAAGAAATACTCACAATAGACTTGCGGATGAAAACGTGATAGAAGAACTTGAACTTAGCGTTGATGAGGTAATAGAATACTAAATTATTAAAGAGATACCATGAAGGATATTTTCAATTACTTGATAAAAGGAGTTTCCGATATTTTAAAATTAGGAAAAGACGGAGGTTTTCTAAAGTGGGTTTCTGGAAAATTTACATTTACAACCTCAGACGGAAGTACTCTAGCACCTATAAAACTAGGTGCTAGTACTAAGGTAGATGAAGCAGTTACCAGAGAAGAACTCAATAAAAAGGGTTCTATCTCTGTTTATGGGCTATTCGATGGAGCTACCCCACCTGTTCCGTCTTCTGGGATATTATACTACTGCGATAAATCTGGACTAAGTTTTACGGAGGGTAATATTTATATAGGTAGAGATACTGACTATGTAATATGGACACCCCTAAATGGGCAGTCTATCACATTTGCAGAGGAACTTACCCTAACAAATTCTATCCAAAAGAGTGGGGAGCTTACTATGTACCCTTACTTGATTTACATATTTGATTCAAATGATGGCAAGTATTACGAGAGTGCATCCCTAAAATTAGGAGTATCTAGTGCAGATACTACTGCAGATTTCTTAGAGAATAAACTAGAAAACTACTCTGGAATAGTTTTAGAGAAGGTTAATGCTGCAGGTAACGAAAAACTGAAAGCTAGACTTATAGACAGCTACCTAACCCAAGCTAGTACAGGACTGCACACAGGAGCAGAATTAACTGTAGGAGGTACAGCAGGTACATTTAGTATATCCTCGGGAAAAGGTTTCTGGATAGATGCGAATACGGACTTTGCATTAATTAAAGATAACTTGCAAGAGGTTATCATAGAAGAGGACTTAGACATAGCTATAACCAACTTAGGCACACATAACACGACTTATGTTATGGTAAGTAAGACTGGAGTAACTATTCAAATTACAACCTACCCTACCCCTAACCAAAGGAGAGATAATATTTTCTTAGGTGCAGTATTCCATGCAGATAATACAAACGTAGATAAGGTAACAAACCTACCCAACGTAGCTGTAGATAATACAGCACAGGTGGGGGATATTATGCAAGCATTAGGCGTATTTAATCTACAAGGTAATGTAGTGAAACCTAACGGAGCAAATCTGAGCTTGAATAAAACATCTGGGGAGGTCTTTAGCCAAGGCGTAAATTTCCACACGGATAACACTAAACCAAACAGCGTAGAAACCCCCGAAGATTTAGGATTTACATTTAGGTACATAAACTTAGATGGTACTGTAGGCTCAGATGTAACAGTATTAGACCCTACTACTTGGGATGATGGAGGAACAACTACTGCAATAGTAGGAACTGCAAAAACCACAGTGGTTAGAGTATTTCTGTTACCAGATAATTCAATAAGAGTTCAGAGAGGTCAAAAGATATACGACAACAGGACAGATGCCTTGATTGAGATTAATAATGGAGATTTTGTAACCGCCCCAGTCCTACAGAATAACGCAGTATTATTATGCTCTATAGTGTTAAGGTCTGGAGCAACAGATTTAACTCAAACCTCAGATGCCTTATTCTTAAAAGCATCTAAACTAGGTGAGCTAAATGGTGTAGATTCCAATGTTTCGGAACCTGTAAGAACAGATTTCCAGAGAATAACATCTGGACAGGAGTTAGATGATTTTTTCCCGAATGTTTCTGGAGTTATAACACTCACAAAAAACGTGGAAATAGAAGGTACAATAACCACACCACACCAAGTAGATATAAATGGTTTTTATTACATAGGAAAACAAGCTTTTACAGACATTCATAACTACTCGGGAACTTCTGATGCTTTTATTGGAGGTAATGGAGGAACAGTAAAGCTTCTTACCTTAGTGGCCGCAGGAGTAGGTGCAAAACTCTTCAATTTAGATGATACAGCCAATAACAAGAATTTTGTACTTAGGGAGGTTATTCTGGCAAACAACACGGATATAGGCAAACTAAAAGGATTTTATTTAGTAGCACTAGATATAATAAATTGCCAAAATAATACAGAAGGTATTGAATACGAAGATATTGAACACCTATACGCCCAGAACATTTTTTGGAGTTCTACCAATACTGGAACTTTAGAGACTTACACAGGGGATTTTGAGGTAATTCAGAATATAGGGGGTCAGTATGATGTAAGTTCTGGAGTTACTGGGGTGGACGTTACTGGGATTACTTCCATAGACTCTGGCGAGATATTAAGTTCTCCGTTCCTAGGAGATGGTACTTATACAGTAGGGACGTTTGAGGTAGAATGGCTAGTTAATTGTGGTGGTATAAAATTACAAGGAGACCAATTCTCAAAAGCTTATTTATCCTATGCAAACGGCACTACAAATACCAACCTTACAGTAAATGTATGGGAATACTTTGAAATGCCTACAGCGACCTTAGACTCCCAGACATCACATAGATTTGGGCAGCTAACCTTATTTCCAGATACTTTAGTCTATCTAGGCAAACATACTATAAGTAAAGGTATAGTAATGACTACAGGATTAAGAAAGTTAGGAGGTGGTACAAATACCTACCAGATGCGTATAGTCAAAAACGGTCTAGCAGTAGGTGCAGAAAAGCAGTTTGAGTTAGGAAATACTGATGGCTCAATTACGCTGACTTCTGTTATAGAGTTTGAGACAGACGACCAGATATGGTTAGAGATTAGGAACATAACAGACAATGACGATGTAAGACTACTAAGTTGTAACATATCCGTAATATAATATAGCGATGAAACTACAGATAAAAAATAGTTCGATTGTATCAGATAAAGATACTTTAAACAATGTTGAAAACCCTACTCACGGAGATACTTATTTTGTAACCTCCGAAGGTGTAGTTTATTCGTACTACAATACCCAAAAAAACGCACAGGAAGGAGTTTGGGTCAGAGATAAGGATGCGATAATATATGAAAAGGTAAGTGTTATTTCTGCAGAAAATACAGAAGTTACCCAATACTATCCAAATGTTTCCTTGGATATAAAAGAGGAAATAAAGCGGGTATACAATCAATATGCTTTAGATGGGAAAGATTATGATGCAGAGATAAGAGCAGACTTTGTGTATTTATATAAAACTGGGGTACTTACTGCAATAGAAGTTTTTGCTATAGAGGAAAAACTAAAGGAGACTAGAACCCAAGTAGGAAATGGTGACTGGATGACAGCCACCAACACTATAGAGTCCGTGACAGTAGGAGATGGACTATCACAAGATATGTATGATAGTATTAAAAGCTACATACAAAACTATGTTAGCGAAAATTACACATAGGTTAAAAATCTTTTTTCTTTTGTCAAAAGAGGGTTGTTCTTTATATGTTCAACTCTCTTTTCTTGTTATATACGCAAAAAATTACTACATTTGTACTTTAAACACATAACTAAAGAAAAAAGACATGACAGAGAAAATCACATTGGCTTCTGGAGTACCCTGTACTGTAGGAGAGCTAACAGGTAAACATCAAAGGATACTTACCAGAAATGGAGGTGAAGATGTTGTTGGAAATTTAAGTGAAATACTACTTGATGTAATAAAGGAATTAGGTAGTATAAAAGTAGTATCTGAGGAGGATATAAAAAACCTACTAAACCCAGATAGAAAAAAAATCCTAATCACAGCTAGAGATTTAGCTGTAAGAGGTACAAAATATGCAGAATCATTCACTTACGAATTTGAGTACAGCTCTAAAAAAACTGGGAAGAAGGAGACATATCCTTATGAAGTATCCCTAAAAGATGGATTCCCAGAAACTCCGATGCAAGAAGTGGTGGCAGGTGAACTAAAACCTGTAAAGTACAGAACCTACAAAGAGGTAAATGTAGCCAAAGTAGTGACAATAGTATTACCTAGGTCAAAGAAGGTGGTAGAATATACAATGTTAGATGGGTATGGTCAAGAACTTGCTGCAGGAACAAAAGAAGAGAACATGAGTACCCACACCCCTATTTTGATGAGAAACCCCAAGGAAATATTGACTACAGGTTCTGAGGAGGGTAAATCACAAAAAACTCCAATACTACTTGATAATAGAGGACTAGACAATTTGGGTTTAGTTGATATTGAGTTTCTGAGGGAGGATATTAAAAAGAGAGAGGGTAGAGTAGATACCGAGGTACAATTTAAACATCCAGAGCTAGATAAATTTGAAACTTTCGATGTGACAACAAGTTTAGCTTTTTTCTTCCTCTCGGGTTCAATTTAGATGCCGACTACTTCTATTTATCTTATGGAGGTTTAGGTTTGACACTCGCAGAGTTTGATGAACTTTCCTATAGCAGAAGAGTAGGATTCATTGAAATGATGGAAAAAGCCAAACAGATTGAAAATAATACAATACAAGAAAATAACAAAACAAGGTAATTAGCTATGAGTCAATTCGGTTCATTTTCTGGAGGAGGTTTAGGAATGGGTGTTGCGTTTAAATTGCAAGACCAATTTACTGCTACGTCTAGGAAAATCCAGACCGAGATGGGTATGCTATCTAAACAGACAGATAAAATATCCTCAAAAATAGCTTCAAGTAAAAAACTTATGATGGCAGGGGGTTCTGCTATGGCTGCTGGACTCGTGCTTGCAGCCCCCTTCATCATAGGTGTTAAAAAGAGTGCGGAGTTTAATGCGGCGATGTCTGATGTATTCGCAAAATCCAGAACAGAGGATGCAAAACTACAAGCTGCATTAAAATCCTCTGCAATACAACTAGGTACAGCCACTAAGTTTACAGCCACCGAGGCCGCTAAAGGTATGGGATTCCTAGCTATGGCAGGATTTAATGCTAGACAACAAATAGAGGCAATGCCAGGCCTTCTTAGTTTGGCAGCCGCAGGAAATACAGACTTAGCCACAACCGCAGATATTGTATCAGATTCCATGACAGCTATGGGATTAAAAGCTACAGATGTACAGATGATGGCTGATAACATGGCGGCTACAGTAACACGTTCCAACACCGATATTATACAAATGGGGGAGGCAATGAAATATGCTTCCGCTTCTGCAAAAACTGCAGGTATTGACTTTGCTCAGTTCCAAGGAATGATAGGAATGGTGGGGGATATTGGTATCAAAGGCTCTATGGCAGGTACAGGTCTGGCACAAATGATTGCTAAGATGGGTGAAATGGTTACTAAATCTGAGAAACTAGATGTATTGAAGAGTATAGGTATAGAGAAAAACCAACTCTTAGATGCTAAAGGTAACTTCAAGGATATTACAGAAACTATACCCCTACTTGCAAAACATATCAAAGCCATAGGTGATGGAACCCTTACTGAGGTAATAGGAAAGGATAAGATGGGCAAGGAGATAAAAGGTAATGCTGAACAGTTAATGATTGCCAGTAAACTATTTGGTATCCGTGGAGGAAAAGCCTTTGCCGCATTTACAACCGAAGCAGGAAAAGATTTTAAGAAATTTGTAAAAACAATAAGAGAGGATACAGGGGCTGCAGATAAGATTGCCAACAAAATGCTAGATAATCTTGCAGGAGACTTCACAAAACTATCTAGTATAATAGATACTACTTTCATAAATCTGGGAGATTCTATAGAAAATTCTTTAAGACCTGTAACGAAGATTATTACCAATATGGTAGCAGGTTTCAATAAATTTATTCAAACAAAGGCAGGCAAATTTATCTTAAAAGTTACCGCAGCTTTATCAGCTTTACTTATAGTGGGTGGAGGTATAACTCTACTTATAGGAGCAATGAAGTTTGCGTTCTTTTCCCTAGCACCTGCAATTTGGGCTGCAGTAGCACCTATCCTACCCTTTGTTGCATTAATTGCAGCTATTGCAGCAGGATTTTGGCTCATGTACGAAGCAGTACAATCTGGAAGTAAGGCTATGGCAATATTTGGTACAATACTGATAACGGCTGTCTTAGGACCTATAGGGGGAGCTTTGGTGGTGGTTTTTGGAATGTTTATGAAACTCCGAAAATCCATAGGTGAGTTTAACAGAAAGACAGTAGATGAACTGGGCAAGAAAGGTGGGATAGCAGGCTTTTTTGAGAAGCTTGCAGGATTAGCTGTAGGTTTCAAGGCTGTAATATCTAGTATCTTTGGTTCCGATGGTAAAATGAAATTATCCATAGAATTAGAGAATAAGCTAGAAAAACTAGGTTTACTAGATACCGTGAAAAACTTTGGTACTTGGGTCATCCGAATAAAGGAGTTAATGAAAGGGGTGAAAGAAGTTTTTGTGGCTACATGGAAATCCGTTAGAAAAACAATATCAAGCACTGCTAAATGGTTGGCATCAAAGTTCAAGAGTATGGGCGGACCTTTTAAAAAATGGGGCTTACTCATATCGAAAAATACTTCTAAACTAGAGGACTGGAAGAAGATGGGTAAATTGTTAGGAAAAACAATGGTATTCATTTTAGGTGGGATAGCAGCTGCGTTTGTGGCGGTAGGAATAGTTGTAGCCGCAATCGTTGCTCCTATAGTGTTAGCTATGGTAGCCATAGGAGCAGCGATATATGCAAGCTACAAAATAGCCAAAGTAGTAGCTGATGGTATTGTGTTTGCTTGGAGAGCAGTAATATCTATATTTAACTCATTATACAGAAATATTTCCGAAGGGTTTGTAGAGGCATTTAGTTTTATACTAAATGTACATGAAAAGGCTTTTGATGCGGGGGTTAGTTTTGTTACTAATTTATGGGCAGGAATAAAAAGTATGTGGGGGCAGTTTACAGGGTGGCTAAGTGATAGTTGGGGAAGTATAGTGAATGGATTAGGTCTAGGAGGTGTATTTGGCACAGAAGAATCTGCACCAGAGATTAATGATGGAAGCAGTACAAACGACATAATCAAACCTTTTACTACCCCAGACAGAAATGACACGTTAGCACAGCAGAACGCCAACAGATTTATTGTACCTTCTCCTACCGTGCTGAATAATAATACCAATTCGGAGAAGTTAATACAGCCTATAATAACCTTGGACGGAGAGCAGATAGGAGCACACATGAATGGGAGAAATGCAATAGAAAACAGTAGAAACTCATATTAGTATGCCAGATATATACAACGCTTTAGTGACAGCAATTACCAATAAGATTCACAGTAAGAATCTGGAAGATACATCTGGGTACACTAATGAGGTGCAGACTGCAGGGAATATGATTTATATAATAATTCATAGCCCAGACAAGTACGACACTATAAACTTTCAATTCATACCTAACGAGCTGATGTATGACAGGAAAGTGAATGTACAACCTGTTAGTCCAGTATCCAGAAATTTACCCTACTATCACTATGCAGGAGGGGAAACTACTATGAAACTTAGACTTGATATTGTGGCAGAGCAGGAGAATAGAGCTGATGTCATAAATAAAGTAAGGAGAGTGGAGGCACTAGGATATTCAGATGGGTATGAGAAAAAGAAGCCTAGGGTATCTATAGTTTGGGGTAGTATGTTCCGAGGGGAATTGTGGGAAGTAGGCAACGTAAAAATAAAGTTACAGGATTTCAAACCTAGTTATGGATATTTGCCTCAGCAAGCTTATGTAGACATAGACTTAATGTTAGTATCCGATAAGAATCTGAGATGGTCAGATATTACTGAGGAGATAATAAGCCCAGTTGTTACAGGTACAGATTTCCCAGACTCTACACAGAAAACTAAATCAATAAACGATGGAACAGATTCCGAGAAATAATCTATACGGAAACGGTAGAATAATTCAATTCAATGATGGAGAACAGATTATAATAAGAGATTTGATAACCTCAGATAAATTTGAAGATTTTGAATACCATACCGTAATGCAGAATGACGAGATAACAAATATTGCATACAAGTACTATAAAGGAGTTGCGAATGATGCCTCAAAGTACTGGTGGGTAATAGCAGATGTAAATAATATCATGCGGCCACATGATATTTCGGACCTATTAGGGCAGGACTTAATAATACCTAATCTTAGACAATTAAATAACGCAAGGAGAAGTTGAAAACACCACTAATAAATATAAGCATAGAAGGGGAGACTATACAGGATGTACTAACATTTAGGTATGAAGATAGTATAACTCTGGACAATATGCTAGAATTTGTTATACATGGTAGAGAAGAGCTGATAGACAAAATAAACGCCAAAGACTTTGCCTCTGGAAAAACAATAGTATTCTCATTCGGTTATGCAGAGGGTCAAATGTCTGTAAACCATACAGCGATACTTGTAGATACCGATGTAACCTATGAGAAAGGAGGTTTTATAAAACTAAAAGTAAGAGGTTTAGATATTGGCACAGTATTAAAAAAATCCGAAAGTATAAAAGATTGGTCTGGTAACACCACAGAACAGATAGTAAAAACAATAGCTGAGAAGTATGCTATGGACTATGAAATAGAAGATACTTCAAAAGTACATGAAAATCTACATCAACACGGCAGAAGTGATTTTGAGTTTATAGCATACCTAGCTTATATTGAAGGAGGTTATATTTTCTACGTTAGGGGAGAGACTATGTACCTAGTCCAAAGAGGGTTAGACAAAAAAAGTAGAATAAATTATATGTACGGATTAGATGATACTGTACTGAGTTTTTCTACAAGCCATAGGGACATAGCAAACAGTTCGGAGAGTTCAGAAATATCTGTAACTACAGTAGAGGATGACAAAGTAACTACCGAAGATGGAATAACCAGAGAAAAAATATCAGATAAAGATATAAACTTAGGTAATTTTGAATTAGAATATCTTTCTGGCAAGTTCGATTCAAACATAAACAGAAATATAGTATTACCTACTTTTGAGACAATAGAAGTAACCAATATTACAGAAAGTCTTATGAAAGAGACTAAACTAATGGTATTGACAGGTATTATTACTGTAGAGGGAGACCCTTGGATGATTCCAGATGAGGTTATGACTTTAGGGGGTAATGTGCTAGAGAGAGATAAAGGAAACTGGTATGTAGAAAAGGTTTCGCACTCAATCTCAAATGGTTATATAACTACTATGCACATTGCAAAAAATGCAACCGATGAGCCAAACGCTAAAAAAAGTATTAATGTAAATACTTCAAATAAGGAAGTCAAAAAGGTAGATATAAAAATTTCCGAAAAACCAATAGCTAAAGATTACATAACCATAAGGGTTTACGATGCTGATGGTAAATTAATAGGATATGAAACGGACCAAGGCAAATACATAGATGCCAAAGACCAAACACAAGTAAAAAGATATACGAAGAAACCTGTTAAAACTTCTACCAGTAACGTGAAGAAACAGATAAATACAGGACCTAATGTATATGATACATCAAACAACCTAATAAAATAAACATGGATTTTGTAGTATTTATAAAAAGGTTTAAGCTTATGGGTTTGGAGTATTTTAAAAGATATTACTCAATCTATAAGGCAGAAGTATCCAGTAATGAAGACCCTAAAGGGTTAGGTAGATTACAGCTTGTAATACCCCAAATATACGGTAAAGATGTTTCTTATAAGTATTGGGCAAAACCTAGAGGTTTGTACTCTGGCAAAAACAAAGGGAGTTTTATTATACCAGATAAAGGAGATAATATTTGGGTAGAGTTTGAAGGAGGAGACCCGAAGTACCCAGTCTGGAGCTATGGATTCTGGTCTGATGGGGAAGTTCCTGAGGGAGCAACGGTAGGAAACAAAACTATCCAAACTGGTACTGGGCATAAGATAGAACTAGATGATGATAAAGGATTAATCAGAATAACTGTAGCGGAGAAAGAGTTTAGTGTAACAATATCTGAGAGTGGTATAAGCATAGTTGCAGATAATATATCTGTAGGAACTTTGGATGAGTCCTCAGAACCTGCAGTTTTAGGGGACACTTTAAAATCAAAGTTGGACAGTATCTCAGATGAAGTTGGGAAAATAGCACAAAACACGTCAGTATTGACAGTAGGGACGGCTTTTGGACCGAGTACCCCACCAGTTAATGCAAGTGTATTTACTGCTATAAAAACAGCTATAGATTCACTAAAAACAACACTAAAGGAAATATTAAGTAAAAAAGTAACTTTAGACTAATGCCATTACTAACTGATATACTAAGCACAAACTTACAGAAACTTTTAAATCAAGAGTATCCCAGTTTTGAGGGATTTCCAGATAATATGGGTGGTGTTGTTGAAAGTTGGGCAAACGCCATAAATGACTATGCTAAATCTGTTGTACCTACGAGCACAACCTCAGAACAAGCTAAAGAAGCATTTAAGAGTACTATGCTAGGAATGAGTTCTGAGTTAGGAAATGGGGCGGTCATACTCCCTTTAGCATTTACGAATTATGCGACTGCTTTAGCCTTAGGTATGGCAGGAGCAGGATTTATTGGAACACCTCCAGTAGCACCAATAAATCTAGCACCAATAATTGCTGCAGGTTTAGGGGGAGCTTCTGGGGAGATAATTGCGAATAGTTTTACAGTAGTTGTAGATATTTGGTTTAGAACAGGTACTGCCACACCTACAGCAGGAGGCTCACCTATAATTTGGACGTGATGAATGAAGTAAAAAAATATAGTAAAACAGGAGTGGCTATAAAATACCCAATAACTTTGGAGGAGGGAAAGGTAGCCTTAGTAACTGGGTCAGACTTAATTATACAATCTGCATTTGATATTTTATCTGCGGATGCTCCAAGATTTTTCTTAGGGGAATATAATTCGAGATTAAAAGAGCTAAAGTTTGAACAAAATGACGAAGTTTTATTATCTTTGCTACAAGTATTTATATACAATGCTTTAAAAAAATGGGAGACCCGAACTAAAGTAAAGAATATAAATTTTAACGTGGAGGAGGATTGGGTAGATTGCGAAATAACTCACCAGATAATAGGAGAGAGTACAACAGAAAGTTTTGTATATCCTTTTTACAAAAATATAATATACTAAGATGGTAGAGCAAAAAAATACATGGGTAAAGTATGTTGAAAGAACATACCAACAAATAAAAGATAGTGTTTTGGTACGCCTACAAAGTCTTACCCCAGAAATAACAGACCATACAGAAAGTAATATTTTTGTTAAGATGTTAGGTATATGGGCAGGTATTGCAGAGATGTTGGGATATTATATAGACAATGTTGCTAGAGAGAGTTATATCTCTACTTGCAGATTATACTGGTCTGCAGTAAAAATAGCACAACAGTTCGACTATAGGATATTCTCAAAATCCCCCGCTTCTGCAGATGTTACGTTTACCATAAATACAGTAAGCCTAACAGATATTACTATTCCACAAAATACAGAATTAAAATCTAAGGGGGATTTAAAATTCCTAACAGTAGAGCCTGCAACTATAAATGTAGGTCAGTTAGAAGCAACAGTATCTGCACTACAGTTCGATAAAGTTATTGGGGCAACCTTAGGTATATCCAACGGTTCAGATGCCCAAGTATTTGTAGTAAATGACCAAGACATTGCAGATAAAAGTGCAGTAGTAAAGATACTAGGTAGTAACTGGGCTCATGTAGACACTTTTGCATTTAGCCTCGCAGACGATTTGCATTTTAGGATGTCCGTTAATATAGACAAACAGACAATAATAGAATTTGGAGATGGCATAAACGGAGCTATACCTCAAAACGGAGCAACAATAACTTTGGATTACCTAACCTGTGCAGGTGCAGCAGGAAATATTGCAGCCGACCAAATTGCAGAAATAGTAGATACTATTACCCTACCCCCTAGTACAGAAATAGAAGTTACAAATAATTTAGCATCTTCTGGAGGGGTTGATATTGAGAGTTTAGATGACTTGAAACGTAGAATACCCTTATCCATAAGAACTGTAAGGGTGGCAGTAACTGAGAAAAACTTCTTAGATATTGCGAACCAAGCACCCCAAGTACAGCAGTCTGCATTGTCTTATGATTGTGGTAAGAATGTAAAAATATATGTAGTACCTATAGGTGGAGGCATTGCCAGTGAGGTATTATGTGATTCTGTAGTATTGTGGTTTGAGGATAAGAAATTATTTTCTACAAAGGTGTTTGTATTTCCTGCAGGTATGTTAGAAGTATCCCTAAACCTAAACGTACAGGCTAGGTATAACTATCAAAACATAGATGTTCAGACTAGGGTGGTAGAAAACCTAGAGGAGAGGTTTTCAATGGTATCACAGGGAATCGGAGGAAAATTAAAATTATCCGATATATACGAAGTTGTAGAAAATACAGATGGGGTAGAATATAGTAATGTTAGACAAATAAAGTTAATACCTTATGCAAGGTCTATAGATAACTTTATTCAACTAGATTGGACTAAAACGCTAAAAGATACAGGCAATGTATCACTGTTTTGGAAAATAACAATGATAAACCCTACTCAGTATCAATTATTCAAAGGGAGTACTTTCCAAGGGACTTATGACGTAGGTACTTTAGCAACTTTTGTGGAGATAGATTTTGTAGTAAATCTAGGGGCGTATAATACTGGGGATGAGTGGGAATTTGTAACTTACCCAAGTTTCCAAAGCAATAACGGAATAATAGAGTTGGAAGAGTTTTCCGTACCTGTTATTCTACAGAATAACACGGTAATAAATGTAACTGGAGGTATATAGATGGGTTGGTTCAAAGACAATATTTTTAGTAAGTATTTTGGTAGGTATTATAAACTTACCGACAGTTATAAAAATTTGTCGGGGGAAGGTTTATTAGAACGGTACAACCAGATAATAGGGGAGGACATAGATGAGGAGTTAGTACTTCTGTTGGAGAATATTACAGATAACACTAAAACTCCGAATACTATGTTTACTCAGTATTTTAATATAGCTGAGGATTCCTTAGGTCTGGATTTATATGTGCATACAAACTCGGACTGGACAAAAAGGAAACTTATAGAAAGAGCTGTAAAATACTATTCTATAAGAGGCTCAAAAAAAGGATATGAATACCTTTTTAAGATTATGGGTTTCACATTCATAGATTTGGTAATATACAACTCAGATGGATTTGATACTGGTATTTTTGACGATGGTAATTTCGATGGAAGAAACGGATGCTGTATATATTACAATGTGATATTAGAAGGTCCGACTGATTTTGAGGATATGACCAACAGCGAAAAGTTGGCAATATTAAAAATCATAGATTTTAACGAACCTATAAACGCTACGTTAGGAGTTATAACAGTAAACGGAGAGGAGGCTATATTTGAGAAAGCAGAATTTATCTGCAAAGGAGGAACAAGCCAACACCAAAAACAAGGGGAGCAGTTAGATGTATCAATTAACGTATCCAACGTAGGTAATATAGGAGCTTGGTGTGAAATTGAAATAGATTTCGGGGAGGTACTAATTAACGGAGATAGTCCACTCAATCCAGAATATAGATACTCTACAGAAGATGGGGTATATGAACATTATAATTTAAGCGAATTTACAATGATAGCACTTGCAGAAAACGATGTAACCTCAGTAGTAATAGGGTTAGTAGAAGTAAACCAAAATACGTTGGTAGATTACGGGATAATAAAAGATGGTAAAATCGTACAGGCAGGAATAATAAGAATGCTTTGCGATGGGGCTAAGATAGAAATAGGAGACCGTTCTGAAATGTTCGATTCGGAATCCGTACTAGATGGTACGTTAGACTTTTCTGCAAAAATAACTGGGGGGAATGCAGTACTTGATATTACCGTAGGAAACTTTACAGGATATGAATTAATTTATAGATATATATAATGAAAGGGATTTATAGAATACTCGAAGCAATATCTGGGCTGCTAATACTAGGCTCAGAGAAAAATAGGATACAGTCCACCTCTGGAAAACTTGCCATTAAAAATGAATCTGGACAACTTATTAAAATGCAGGTTGCAGATGGTACTGAACCAAATGAAGCAACCTCGGTAAGCCAAGTACAAACTATGGTTGCGGGAGGTTCAAATGCAAAACGGAGTAGTTTTATACATATAGACTTTAATGAGGCTGTAACGGTTATACCTGTTCCAGAGAATGCAATAATAACTCAGATAAGGTTTATTGTAGATAATGCTTGGGTAGGAGGCATAGAGAATATAGAAATAATTAAATCTGGGGGAGCAGTAATAGTAACTGGAAATGAATTTGATAAATCCACAAATTCTATTACCTTTGTAGAGGTATTTGTAGAGATGGGCTCAGATACAGAGGTAGAGGTAGAAATTCCATCTGGGATTACTTCTGGCTCGGGGAAATTAGAAATAACTTATTATGTAAACCTTTAAGTATGCCAACTCCTTTAATGACCATATTGCAAACAAATACTTTACAGTCTAGGAAGATAACTGTAAGGGTATTTGTAGAGGCTCAGACAGATGCAAATATATGGGTATCAAAGAAAATACCTATAGATGCACCCTTGGGTCCAAAATCCATACAGATAAAAAGCTGTTGTGGAGAATCTACTATGGACTATGAGATAATAGGAACAGAGGGACTTAATGTAGGATACTCTACAGGATTTTCTACAGGATTTAATTCGTAAGATATGAAGACAATAGAAGAATTATTAGTTCAAAATACTGAACTTATAGCAGACAATAATAACAGGGAGATAACTGAGAAGGTGTTGAGAGACCACTTAGCAGATATTATTGAATCCTCGGTTAATACGATAGCAGACGATATTGTCATTATAAAAAAGTTCACTTTAAGTAGCAATTCTGATTTAGGAATACTAGCATCGGAGATAAATGTAAAATTTTATGACTATGGAAAAGCATCTGTAGATAGTGATGGAGACCCAAATACCTACAATTATGATTATGTAAGTTTTAGAATAAAACAAGGAGGTGAAATAGTACATGATGGAGTACTGACAAACCCACCAGACAACCATAGTAGACTAAGAGCTTTTATAGAGGATTCTAGTGGATTTGGTTCTGACGAATCCGAAATAGTGGTATATATAAACAGGGTTTTACCTCCCATAGATAGAATGGATGGTAGGAATTTTGGCTTTCAAGAATTGAGAGGGGGAAGATTGGCATATAGAAATAGCAAAAACAAAACTTTGTGGCTTGCATCTGGAGATGATTTTGAAATGATGTTAGAAGATGTTTGGCAAGTTTTAGCTCCACAGATAGCTTTAACCCCACCTAGTACAGCAGACATGAATGCCGTATGGATGTCGGGAGTAAGTGCATCTATGTACGTGGCAATAGGCAGAAGTGATAGTAGGACACCTTTTGGTGGAGGTTCTGCAGAGGCGTATGGACGTAAGGTATATAACCAAACGACTACAGCTTATGAAAATATAGGACCTAACCCTACAAATAATTTTGCAAATATACATTCCAAAGTAGGGCAAATATATGTAGAGTATAGAGATAACGGAAGCTATAATATAAAAGATAATGTCTTCAAAAGGGAAGAAATGCTACAAGAGCAGAGTTATGTTCAATTCTCGCTGTACAGGCTTGAAAAAGTAGTAGGACCATCCCAGTACGAATATTGCTACTATATCCTATTAAAACCTATAGGATTAGATATTTTTGATTTATCTTATTTTGATGTACTGGAGAATAAGCTATATGCGTATTTAGACGATGGATATTCCACACCTATAATAAGAAAAGTAACCGCAGAGGATATTACTTCTGAAATAAATAATAGAAGTTACCGAGTTAAGAAGAACGAAATACTTAGGTCAAATATGATGCTAAACTCAGCTACTTCTGGAAAATCTTTAAATGAGAGAGGTTACAAAAGCATACAATTTTTCTATACTGATACAAAAGGGAAATCTTCTGGATTTTCTCCTACTATAGAAGTAGTAAATAATAAAAGAGGATATACGACAGGATTACTTATCTCGAATAAATCCAGATAAAATAACGGCAGATTTATCTGCTATGAAAATCAATTCAAGAAACCTGTATGTCGATACGATAATTCGACAAATCTGTATGTTGATACGACAATTCAACAAACCTGTTTCTTGATATATAAGGGAATAAGAACTATAGGTTTAATATAGTTCTATTCTCAAAAATTCTATTAAAGCAGAAAACTTAACATTATGCAAGAAAGGATACACGAATATAAGCAGGAAGATTCTACATTCTCCTTGAACAGAAAATATTTAGGGATATTGGATGCAGGTGTGTACAGAGGGTTTGATGCAATACTAGGAGACAATATGATACTTACACTTACCCACACTATGACAGGGGTTAAGCAGTATGACTTGGATTTGTCCCCAAAAGATGTAGGGGTAATCATAACCAAACAGGGGAATGTAATAAGGGAAGATGAAGATATTACACTCAATATAAATGTAGGACCTTCTGGGTCTTATGAATCTAGGATTGACCTAATAGTAGTAGAACACAGATTTGTAGAAACTACAGGGGGTACGCAAGCATTATACTCAGTAATAGAGGGAGTCCCAGACCAACAACCTGTAGTACCAAATCTTTTGAATGAGGCCACTCAAGTCCCTATAGCTACCATGCAGGTTTATGAAAACTCACAGGAGCTTAATGGAACTAGAAATTTCTTTAAAAAATTTCCACCCCCAAATTATTCGGGAACTTCTGATGCTTTATTAAAATCAGAAAATCTAAACGATGTAGTAGATAAACAAACTGCACGTGATAATTTACAATTAAGGCGAGGGGTTGAGATAACTTCTGAAATAGAGGATGCGGTAAATGTGGTGGCTTCTGCAATCATAGGAGGTGCAAACACTAACTTCAATACTTTAGGTAAACTAGAGGCTATACTACAAGGGGACCCAAACATAATACAGAATATTACATCTGCTTTGAGTGGTAAAGTAGATAAAATTTCGGGTAAAGGGTTATCCCAAGAGGATTTTACAGCTACTTTACTAGGCAAACTGAATAGTATAAATCTAGGGGCAGCAGTAGGAAATGTGCCTGCTATAGGAGAGGCACTAGGGGCTAATAAGATAGTGGAGACGAATGGCTCTGGGGAACTAAAATCTGTATCAAAAGGCTCTGCACATAATAAATCTTGGGCAGGAACAGGTGGTCACTATGGAACTTCTGGCAGTCCAGCAAGAAGCAATCACTACCACACCAGTTATGCAGCCATAGAGACAAAAGATATAAAAACAGGTACAGCTGCATTTACAGATAATACTAGTGGAGATATAGGGATAGACCCCACTTCATATACAAGGATATTAAAAACTGCAGATAAAATACTTATAGAGTTTTGTCTGAAAGTTACCCCCCTGTCTGGCTCAGTTCCAGAATTAGAGGTAGGGTTCGATGATGTATCAGTATTTCCAGTAGTTACTGGAGTATATATTCCTTTTGTAGTTAGGCGAAGTGGTTCACCAGAACCTTGCTACTATAGACCTGTAGCATCCACCCCCACACGAGGTTTCTTTAGTATGATGTCTGGGACATTTAACTGGAATATTCAATATATTATTTCGGGAAGTTACACAAGAATATTATGATACTAACAAAGGTAAGAGACTATCTAGACAAAGGATTGATAATTTCTGCACTAATACAATTCAGATGTATATATCCAAACATCGTAGAGGGATTAGAAATAATCACAAAATACAGAAGTTTGGAATCTACTTATCTTTTAGGGAATATCTCAGAGCAAGAATATACAACAGGCAGAAACAAATTAGTTTCTGCTTTTTTAAATTTAATTAACACACTAGAGGAAAACCCTCCAGAAAAACCTATTATTATGAAATTCGAGATTGAAAAACAAGTAGTAAATGGACAGGTAAATATTGCAGATACTATCAATATAGGTACGAAATTTGCAGAGACTTTCACATCAAAAAAAGAGTACAGCCCAGAAGATACAGATTTACTAAAAGTGGTTGGGGAAGTAGGGGATGAGGAGGATAAAAAAGACGTACCTACGGCTGTAGATGAATTTAATGAGGATGAGGAAAAGAAAGAAAGTGCGAAAGAAAGAATTACCAACTTCATAAAAACATACGGCACACCTATTTTTAAAATATTGGGAAAAGTGGCATTAGGGTTACTGTTAGCTAAATATGGACTTAGTGCAAAAGATTTGTCCTTAGACAGCACTCAGAAAAAACCAGAAATAGAAGATTCAGAAATAGACGAAAAAAACTAAACCGTGGCAGTATCACATACTATTTTCACCGCTATTTTCATAGCCATTTTTACGATTCTTATAATAATGTACCTACTAGCTAGTAAAGCAATAAGTAGGATAATGAAAATAGTGGCTGAAATAAAAACAGATGAAAGGAATAACCATAAGATACTGAGAGACTTGTCGGTACAAGTAACCCAATTAGGTAACTCTTTTATAGAACTGGAGTCTAATGTGGATGTAAAATCTGGCTCGGATTTAGAATACCATACAGATATGGAATTAGTAAAACTTACCGTGCTAACTCCGTTCAATGATTTAAAATTATACCTAAACCGAAAACGTACCATATTAGTAGAGGAGGCTAAGAGGATGGCAAATATTGGAATTAAAAATTCTGATTTTACAAATATTGAGGATAAGTGGGAGAGTATGAGATACGAGCTCAAAGATTTTTCAGATGGGTTATCGGAGGATTTCAAAAACTATAATGCAACTAAACCATCAAACGAGCATTGGAAACTAGATGACTTTCTAAATGACTTATCCCACGCACTTAAATACGGAAATGGGAGCAGAGATATAATTTTCTTAAACCAGATGAAGGTTTATATAAAAACTCAGTTAGAATACACGTTTAAAGATTATACTAGGTTCAAGGTGGAATCTTTAGGGGTGGATTCTTTAGATGTAAGTAAAACCTACCTAATAAAATTACTGGAGGAGGATAATATAGAGATGGTATTATTCCAACTTCGTAACCAAACCCAAAGTAATACAGAGTTAAGCAGCAGGCTATCTCTTATACAGGCTCAGTACAACAGGCAGATAAAAGACAAGAACTCTGGCACATTCTCGGAGGAGGCTTTAAGAATATCCTGTAACAAAGTTAGGGCTGCAGTATTAGATTTTATAAAGGTAGTAGATATACATTAATTTTGGTTTATATCAAAAAATATTGTATCTTTGTAGAATAATTAAAACACACACAATGACATTAGAGTTTGAAGAGAATATTCTTAGATACCTTGCCAATCCTAGTAATAAGAATAAAAAATTTATTGCTATTATTGAAGAAGATATATTTGAAGTACTTGAACATAAAATCGTGTTCAAATTATTGACTGGATATATAGAAGATTATAGATGTGTACCCACACAGATAGATTTTGTGGAATATACCAGTAGGCAAATGGAGATGGGAGATGTTGAAAGAGACATCTCAAAAGCCATACTAAGATTTGTAAAAAGAGGTCTATACAAACCTGTAGAAACTTCTGGAAAGTTCCTAAAAGAAACCATTGTAGAATTTGCTCAATTCAAACTTATGAGCAATATGTTTGTAGAGTACGCCCCTAGACTTATAGAGGGCGTAACTCTGTTTCGTCAAGCAAAAAATAGAATGTTAGATATTCTGGCTTTGTCAGATGATGACTCCGACAATTTCATACAGAGAGGGGGAGATATTCTAGTGAATGGTGGACTGGATACAGGAAAACTTAGCAAGGTTCTATACACACCTTACCAAGGTCTGAATATGACTATGGGAAGCCACGGTATAACGTCCCCAGAACTTGTGGTACTTATGGCAGGCTCAAAAGCCTTCAAAACAGGAGTTATGATTAACATAGCTATAGGTATGGCTAAAAGAGGTAGCAAAGTTTACTATGCAGATGGAGAAAATGGCTACAAATCCATATCTCAAAGGGTTAAACAGAATGTTTGTGAATGTACCAAGTGGGAAGTAGTAGGGAATGCTTTTGAAGAGGAGATAGATGCCTATGGGGATGTAATAGAACAAGAATCTGTATCAGATATGTTTGAAGCAGCATCCACTCAGATAAAAATGGTTGGAGGGGCATTTGTGATAGATAGTTATGCACCCTCTACAGCAACCGTGGCAGATGTGGAAGATTCTTTAGAGCAATACAAAGAAGAGACAGGGTTTGAGCCAGATATAATATTTTGGGATGACAGTTCACACTTTATTCCTAGGAAACCACAAGGGGCAGACCACCTAGATAGCCAAAGGGTTATAAAAGATATAATCGGACTGAATATGAAATTAGGGTGTGCATCCTTTACTCCTGCACAGGTAACTAGAGATGCAGTAGATAAACCTCTAATCTCAATAAAAGATATAGGCAGAGATTATGGAATAGTGAAGTACGCCCATGTAATATTATCTATAATAAGAAGCGTTCAAGAAAGAGAAGCTAACCTAGCCCAGTTATATTCTGTAGTGCAGAGGGAGGGAAAAAGCCAAGTAGGTGCCTGTATGTTAAAATTCAATGAAGAAAGAATGCAAGCAGATGAGGTAAGTTGGGAAGAAGCTGCAGAAATCACAGAGAATATGAGTGATTACACCCCAGATAATGTAAGAGGTAAAAAATCTGAGTATAAAGAGCAGATAGGAAAAATAAAAAGAAACAAATAATTTGTAAAGAAACTAATTATTCACTACATTTGTAACCTAGACAGACGTTGATTCGCCTGTTGTGATAACGTCAATAGGTTCAGTTGTGTGTTCCCTGTTGGCGTTTTTCGGCTCTAAACAGTAAATAATCAATAAGTATAACTTTTTAAACTTTTAAAGATGAGAGACTTAGTAATAGCAGTACTTATACTTTTAATAGCCCTTACAGGTTGTATAAGTAACGAAAAAAGATTAGAAGATGTTAAGAATAAAAACCCCGAACTAAGAATACACCACGACCCCAAAAGACCCTATTTGTATGTTACCAATGACAGTATAAATGAAAGATTCATAATATACGAATCTTACAGGGATATGTTCTTGGAAACTAATGCAATATATTTTCCCTACGACAGCATAAATAAGTAATAAAAATTTTGGTGCTAATAAAAATTTTTATTACTTTTACACCTAATAAAAACACACACTTTAAAAATGCTAAGTTCCAGAAAACTATACACATACTTTGACAGCAAGTTCAATATAAAGAAGTCCAGTAATGGATGGTACAGTATGGAATGTCCGTACTGTAACGGGGGTAGAAAATCGGAAATCTCTGGAGCAGTACATTTTGAAATGGAAATTTTTAAGTGTTGGAGAGCTAAATGTGAGAAGAAAGCATCGGTCACAGATTTCATAATTTTTTTCGAGAGAGTCAATTACAGAGGTGTAGTAGATTTAGTAGAGAATTATAAAGAAACATCTGTAGTATTTGAGAAAAACAAAACTTCAAAGGTGGATTTGGAGACTTTAAGAAAAGAAGTAAACCTACCTTACGGATTTACTTCTATCATGGAGGATACAGATATGGCTATAAGGGCATATAATTACCTGTTTGACCGAGGTTTTACCGATACTGAGGCACTAGATAACTGTGGGTGGGGTTTCGGCTCCAAAAAGCATAAAAACTTCAAGGAAGATTACTATGGATATATTATAGTGCCTTTCATAAATAAAGGTAAATTTACTTATTTTCTAGGCAGGGATTTTTTAAACAGGGATAAGAAGTATAAGTATAAAAATCCATCAAAAAATGATTTTGGGGTAGGTAGGTCTGAAATTCTGTTTAATGAAGATGCACTTATGAAGTATGATAAAGTGTATTTATCTGAGGGAGTTTTTTGTGCTAAAACTATAGGTGAGCAAGGAATAGCTACTTTAGGTTGGAGTATGTCTCCTATACAGAAAAACAAGATAATAAAATCCCACTCTAAGGAATTGATAGTAGCTGCAGATGTAGGGTTCTACAAAAAAGCTGTACAGGCTATGATTCCATTTTTACCATTCAAAAATATAAAGGTAGTTAATTTCGAGAATGAGAGTTTAGCTGCAGTAGGGGGAGATATAAATGATGTAGGAAAAAAATTATTCCTACAAGAAGAAGAACGTACTGAGTATTTAACTATGGCAAGTGCCATGAAAATAATGATATGATTAAAGCAATATTAAACAAGTTCGTAAATCCAGATTTATCTGTAGAATTTACTCGAAAACATAAGAACGCAAAAACACCCTCAAAAGCATACGAAGGTGATGCAGGCTTAGATATGTGGGCTACTACAGTGGATTTCACAAACCCTATGTACATTGAATATGGTACAGGGATTCACATGGCAATACCGAAAGGGTATGTAGGATTATTATTTGCTAGAAGTTCCGTGCGTAAGTTTGCACTAGCTATGGCAAATTGTGTAGGAATATTAGATGCAGGCTACAGAGGGGAGATAAAGTTTTCATACAGAACTTATGAAAACTCTTTCGGCAATACTGATATGATAAAGAAGTTGGAGAAATTGGGGGTAGTGGATAGTGTAACTGCTTTACAGGATTCAAAGGATAAATCTAAACAATTCTACATCAAACCCGAAAACAAAAAGGTGTATATGGTAGGAGATAAAATTGGGCAATTAGTAATCTTAAAACTGCCTACCATAAAACTAAAAGAAAAGAAAGAACTAACCCCTAGCGAACGAGGCACAGGAGGCCACGGTAGTAGTGGAATAAGATAAAACTATGGCATACGGAATCGTACAAAACCCCCAAGCGGTAAGAATAATAGGAGATGATGAAACTAAAGCAATAGTGATAGTTGAGACAGGTTGGGATGACCTGTACCATGTCATAACCGAAGACGGAGAAATGCAAGAATCTAAACTGGAGAACTTAACATCCAGTGAAATCTTGTCCAAATATGGAGTATCAATTTTTAACTAAAAATAAAACAAAATGCTAACACAGTATTCAAAATGCGGAGGATGCAAAGCCTTGGCAATCGGAAAAAAATCCTACATCTGCAAATTAGGTGTAGGTATAGACTTTGAAAAAGGGTTCGGAGTAGCCTTAGCACCTAAGCCACAAGCTAAGTGCCACAAACCTAGAACAGACGAGAGTTTGAAAAAACTTGTAGATAAGAACAAGAAGTGAGAGACCCTTCCGTACATATCAAGGAAAGTACCCTACGTGAGATAATGCCAAAAATCCTAGCTTGTGATAATGTGGAAGATGCGGTAAATAAGTTATTTAAACTATCTAAAGGAAAAATTCCAGTAAATAGAGTAAATATAAAGACCACCACAAAAACAAGAAAAAAAGTAAAGAAGGTTGCAGCATTGCTCGAAGAAGATTTAGGGGTAGAGCTATTCCAGAGGTTGTTAATAGAATACAGGACAATAACCAACCATAGAGGGATTAGGGCTATAAAGAAAGGAGATGTGAATTACACCAACTTAGTGGAGGTCACTAAGTTGGCTACTTCCTTTATTGAAGATTTTAAACTACCTAAAGAAACTGGGTACATAGAGTTTATAAAGAGGGGAATAGCTTTGATGGGTAGGAAGTATGGCATAAATAGATTCAAGTATCATTACGAAAAAATCTGTATGCAATATGAAAATACTCTACTACTAAAACAAGACGACAACCCAAAAGGAACTAAGGAGGTATATAATATCTGGAAAGTCCTTATGTTGGAGTATGCAGGAGGAGAGTATCTACTAAGTTCGGACGATGAACTGGTTAATATGGTACTGGCAAGACAAGAGGCAGACGAACTGGGAGCAGATTATAAAGACTGGATGACAGCCCAATTTGAGGGATTAGCATGGCTTAAAACTGTACCAGAATTGGTAGGTTTTTTTGGGATAAATGCAAAATCCAGATACAGGAAATACTCCACTAATTTTGTAGATAAAGAAGCTGAGGTAGTGGTAGTAAATAAGAATATGTCAGAAGCACAATTAAGATACCAAAAACTTAGAAACAAGAGAGCAAATGGCTAAAATATCAAAAAGAGGTAAATTACAAATCAAGAAAGATGAAAGTACCTATTTAGAGGTATGGAACACCAGAGTACATACTTGCGAGGAATGTGGGGCAGATTTGGGGGATGAGTTTAAAGACGAGTTCGGTAGAATACAGAAACACATATACTCACATATATTAACAAAAGGAGCCTTTCCAGAGTTTAGGAATAACCCAGAGAACTTTAATCTATTATGCCTAAGACACCATCAAGAGTGGGAGTTCGGGAATAGGGATAAAATGCACATAAATAAGCAGAATCAAAAAACAGTAGATTTGCTTAAATCTGGGGTACTAAACACAGACATCTCCAGAAAACTTTTTAAGATGAAGTCTAAGTTCCGTAACATATATTCCTTTGATAGGGGGATAAATATGTTATCTACAATACTAGATGTTTTAGACATAACAGAGATAGATACAGTAACTAGGTTGGCTAATATGGTAATAGAAAATAAATTTCTACCTAAAAATATTGAGACCTTAAACCAGAATTTAGATATATTAGTAGAGAAGTATTCCGATAGGAACTTGTACGATTAAAACACACACAGAAATGGAAATAATACTAGGTAACGTAAGATGTAAATGCGTAATAACCTCCGAAGATAGAAAACTAGGTTTTGATGCAATAAAAAAACTTAGGGAGATTCTTAGAGAGAGGCCCGATGGATACCACCGTTCGGAGAGATTCCAAAAAGGTCAGTGGGATGGGTATTCTTATTTCCTTACCCCAAAAACGAGAGTGTTTCCAACAGGTATGCTACCTTGGGTGTTGCAATATTGCAAGGCACTTGGGATAAAAACAGAGATAACTGATAAACGAAATAACTTACCAGAATTTACCGATTCCTTAGTAGATTCTTTTGGTGATATAACCTTATGGGACTACCAAAAAGACTTGGTAGAAATAGTTAGGAACAACCGACTAAAGATTTCTGAGGATGAGTCAATAAGTTTCAACAGAGGTATATTCGATGTAGCTACCAATGCAGGAAAAACAGTAATAATGCTAGGGGTATATTTTAACCTAAAAACCCCTAAATTACTATTCTTAACCAGAAGATTTGCATTATTTGTTCAGACAGTAGAGTTTTTCGAGAAATATGTAGAGGATGTAGGGGTGATTCACTCAGCTACTGCCAAACACCCAGACAAACGTTGGAGAAAAGCAAACTACAAAATAGGTTCTGTTACTATTGCTATGACACCCACCCTAACCAGAAGGTTAAATAAAATAAATGTACAAAAAGATTTGAAGGCCTTTAATATGCTAGTTGCGGATGAGTGCCATTATTCCACAGCAGACACGGAAAAAGCCATAATTAATAAAACAGATGCAGGGCTGAGAATGTTTGTATCTGGAACTCCTTTTGCCAAAGTGGGAGATAAGGTAAAAAAGCTAAATCTTATTGCTATGGCAGGGCCTGTAATAGGTAAAATCAGCAACAAGGATTTGGTAGAAAAGGGAGTAAGTAGGCAAATAAAAGTGCATATACATTTGAACCACGTAATCCAGAAAGGAGGTTTTCCTGCGATAGATTACGCAAGCCAGATGGAAAATTTTATACACACGTCAAAAGAAAGATGCAGAATTATCCATAAAGAGGTAACAGAAAACCCAAACAATATACATTTAATAACATACATAAACGAGGAGCATGGAAAGTTTATGTATGATTATCTTACTAGCCAAGAGGGTTATCATATACCCACGGTAGTTACAGGGGGTTGGGATACCAAAGGCAGACACAATAAGCAGAAAATGTTTATGAATAAACAGATAAATGTATTCATTGTATCTGAAATAATTAGAGAGGGGTTGAATATGCCATTCTTAGACACTCTTATATATTCTGGAGGAGGAAGTAGCAGCATAGGGTTGAAACAATGGTTTGGAAGAGGGATAAGAATAGGCTCTTTACAGCAGAATTTTAAGGTATTAGATTTTATGGATATAGGACATAAAATAATGCCACACTCCAAAAAAAGGGTAAAGATATACGAGGAAGAGGGTTACATCATAGAGAAATACTATGATGAGAAGGAGATTAAAAAATTATCAAATTAATTTTGGTATATCTCAAAACTTTTCTTACCTTTACAGCAGTAAAAAATCTAAAAACACACACAATGGAAAATCTAAGTGAAGTAATTTTATCTGAGACCCTAAAAGGAATCTCAGATAAAACACTACTAGAGGTAAAAAATAAGAAAACCAAAAAATTTGCCAACAGCCTTTGGGATGAATTTAGTAGTGAGAATATGGAAAAAACCCTTTGGTACAAAGATGGAAAATTCTCTGCTGAAATGCTTACAGAAAGTCTGCCCATAGTACTCAGCAACTGTAGAGAGGAATTAGTCCCAAAAGAGACTAAGCCTAAAGCCCTAAAACATAAAACTAAAAAAATAGAGGTAGGTAAATTGTCTGGAAAGTTTGGGTTAGAAGATATTCTGTACCTGTGGAGACTAGATGGAAATACTCCATACGGAAGCAACCCCAAACCTAAAGGGTATGATGAACCCAAACTTACAGGCTTTAATCAAATGGATGAAATTCCTGTAGCAAGTATAGCAGATTCATTAAAGCTTATATATAAAACTGAGGAAGAGATAGTTTTAGAGGCCAAAAGAAATCTGAAAGCCCTAAGAAATAATATAGAACTCTTAACTGCACTACCTAGGAAGATAAAGAGAACAAAGCAAACTATTAAAAATATGCAGTCAGATATAGTAGAACTCAGCTATATCGTAAATAATCCTCAAAATATAAAGAATACAATAAACTACTATAAAAGTCTGCATGAAAGGCAATGGGTTACTAGGTTCACTAATAAGAACTTTTATGTAAAGAAGGTGTATCCGTATTCTAATACTAAACAGGATATAAAAGAGGATTTCTATAAATGTTTACTGTATTTAGGGTTGGATAACAAACCAAACCTAAACCTACACAGATATTTCATAGCTTATCAAAAAGACTTGGTAGCTATAGTCAGTACCGCAGTACTTTTATTAGAATCTTGTTACACATACCCAAACTTAACCCTAAAAAAGTTTGAGGAGATGAGTACGGGTCTGCCCTACAACTTCTACTGGCAGACTGCAGAAGTATATAAAAATACCTACGATAAATACACAGAGTTAATAAATGAATTGATGAAAAACCCTACAAGAAAAAAGAAGGTTTTACTGGACCTTACAGAACCTGTAACTATGGAAAAAATAAAAAAATATTCAGTGCCAGATTGTTTTGGGCAGGAGTTTGATATAAGAGATAACTCTTGTGCCAAATGCCATGATAACACCACTTGCGGAATTATATACAGGGATACTGTAGGAAGTAAGGCAAAAAAGCAAGTAGATAAATTCGTAGCACCTCCCTTGGATACCGTAGATTTCTCAGAACTAGATGAGAAAAAAGATAGGATAGTTGCCCTACTAAAGCAAAAAGCCAAAACAGGAAAGAACATGACAATAGCCGCATTGGTGAAACATATTGAAAAAATATCAAAGTGTGGAGATAAGGAAGCTGTACACGGATATTTCAAAAGACTTATTCTGGAGAATGGTCTAGGCACAAAAGATGGGGTAGTAATTATAAAATCATAATCAATGAAATATTCGAGTTGTTCAAAATGCAAAATAAGTTCGTCCTGTAAACATACTGCATTACAGGAGGATTCTGTACAGAAAGATTTTCTGATAATATCAGACAGACCTAGCCAGTTCGATGATAATGCAGGTACAGTCATGCGAGAGGGTAAAGATAAACTTATCCAGAACTTATTTGCTATGGCGGGAGATGTAGATGTAGAAAGTATAGCATATTCCTATGCTGTAAAATGTTACACCCCAGAGGTAGATATTAAAAAAGAGGCTGCAAAATGCTTACCCTACCTAATAGAGGAGGTACAGACTATAATGCCTAAATGTATAATGGTTTGTGGAGAAGTTTCTTTTAAGGCTATTTGTGAGGGGGATTATACAAAACAGATAGGTACAAGTGTTTTCTCCAGAAAGTTCGGAAGACAGTTCGAGAAAGTGCCTATAATCGTAAACTACGATACGGAGTTTGCCTCTGAGCATTCCACAAAAAATACAGACTTCTCTAGAAATGTAAGCCAGAAGTTTGTAGATATACTTAGTAAGGCTCACAATATTTCAGAATCTAAGGAGGGCTCAGATTCAGCAGTAGCGAAAGAGAGGCTAACTAAGATAGTGGATGTACTAGATATAGATACAGCTAAAAAGTTAGTGGAATACTGTAAAATAAAAAAGGTAGCAAGTTTCGATTTTGAAACACCTACTTTAGATTACAAATCTGGAGAAAAACCTACTTCGTTAGCCATATCTTTCCAAGCGGGTAGTGCATATTTTATACCTATGTGGCACTGGTCAAGGGTCTTTCCAGAAGAAGATAAAGAGATTTTAAACGGATTCCTAGAATGTGATGAATTGACAAAACAGGAGTTCCTACATATTGCAGAATTAGTTTTTAGGAAATCTGGAGTAAATAAAAATGCAGATGATTTAATTGAGTATATCAATACTGTAATAATACCCCAGTTCTTGCCTAAAATGGAAACTGTAGAATTGACTTACGATATAAAGGAAATAATAGCTGACCTTGTAGATAAGGAAGAGTGGACAGAAGATTTCATTTATGAAGTTATATCTATAATAAACGATGGAATTTTTGGGGATAGAGATATTGTAAAAGTGGCACATAATTTCTCTTTTGATAAGCACTGGGGTATGGAGAACGGCATTGTCAAGTTTCGAGGGAGATGCAATGATACTATGTTGATGCACCACTTAGTTAGAAATGATGCCAAGCATGGATTGAAATTCATTGCTCCCACATACTACCCCGAGTTTGCAAACTGGGAGGAAAGTTTAGGCTCGTATCCTTGGGATGCAATACCCTTTAAAGTTCAAGGATTGTATAATGGTATAGATACTGACTTAACCTTGCGTATAGAACCTATTTTAGAAGATGAACTTCTAAAAGATGAACAAGTGTATAGGTTCTACAGAAATCTTACAATACCTACTATGCACGCTTTGACGGATATGTCATATAGAGGTATGAGCATAGACAGGGATTTGATTGAAAAATCTATTAAGGAAACGGATGCAATAATAGCAGATGTACAGGCAAGTTTACTCCAGTATCCAGAGGTAATAAAATTTGAAGAGCATAGTAGGGAGGTTGCAAAAAAAGAAAAACTAAAAACCCTAAAAGAAAAAATCAAGGTTGCCAAAGAACGTACGAAGGTAAGTGTAGGCAAAAAGATAGAGAAGCTACAGGAAAAAATAGCTAAATCAGAAGGTGCTATAGAGGATTTGAAAAAAAACTTATTAGATGTAGAGGAGTATGTACTGTTCTTAGAACGTAAGAAGGATGAGGAAGATGGAGATAATGCCAAAGAATTAACTCGAGAAATCAAAGAGGAGAAGAAAAAAGTAGCCTCCCTAACAAGAAAACACACTACTGAGGTACGAAAAATAACGAACACAAAAACCTCTATAGCAGAGTTAGAGACTGGAGATAATGATAACCACCACGTAAAAAATTGGAAAAAACAAATGTCTGAAATAAAGACAGGTGTGGTGGATGTATATGAAGGAGTTTCTTTATCCTCTCCAAAACAACTAGGAGACCTACTGTATGAACCTCACGGATTTGGCTATCCTATGCAATATGACTGGAAAAAGAGAGCAAAAACCAAGTCCACAAACAAAGCTATTCTAGGTCAGTTCGAGGATGATACAGGATTTATAGCAGAACTATTAAAGCTAAAGTCTATTCAGCACACTAAATCCACTTACTTAGAGGGTATAAGGAGCCGACTGGATAGTAATAATATGCTACATACATCTTACAATCAGTTGATAGATACAGGTAGAATATCCTCCAGAAACCCAAACTTGCAAAACATACCCCCAGAGGGGAGAGTAAAAGATGCCGAAGCATCTAGGGTGGTTGGGTTTATAAAAAAATCTTTCAATGTACCCGAAGATTGTAGTATTCTAGAAGCGGATTACAGTCAAGCTGAACTAAAAGTAGCTGCGGAAGTGGCGGGAGAAACCAATATGATTGAGGCTTATAGAGATGGGCAAGATTTGCACGTAAAAACAGGATGCTCTATAGCCGAAATTGAAGTGCCAGAGTATTACGAACTCCCTAAAGCAGAGCAAAAACCTATAAGGCAAAATGCGAAAGCAGCAAACTTCGGATTGATTTTCGGACAGGGTGCTAAAGGGTATCAACAGTATGCGAAACAAAACTATGGAGTGGAGATAGATATACATGAAGCAACTAGGCAAAGGGATGTATATTTTGAGACCTACCCTAAGATTTTGAAGTATCATACAACGGCAGTAAAGGAGGCAGAGAAGTATGGTTTTATGAGAACTATGCTAGGCTACAGGAGATTTTTGCCAGATATTCATTCTGTAGATGACTTTCTAAAAGGGGAGGCAGGAAGACAAGCTATAAATACCAAAATACAAGGTACAGCAGGACAACTTACCTTATTCTCTATATGTTTACTTAAAATACGATTACACCCCTCCGTGCAGATGATTAACACGATTCACGATAGTATATTTTTCATAATACCAAACCATCTGTTAGAGGATACGAAGAGAATTATTCGCAAAACTATGGAGAACCTACCTATAAGAGAGTATTTTGGTGTAGGCATAGATTCAGTTAAGATGAAAATTGACTTTAAGATAGGTACGAAAAGTTGGGGTGAGATGGAAGAAATTGAAGAATAAAATAGGTAATTAATTTTGGTATATATCAAAACTTTTATTATCTTTGCAATACTAATTAACATTAACAAATTCTACAAAAATGAGAAAATTAGATTTAGGAGCGAACGAAAAGAACGCAGAAAAGTTAGGAGGGTTCGGAGGTTCCGAAGTATTCTACTTAGGGAAAGAAATGGATGATGAAATATACATCCGAGTAATCTACCCTCTGGAAAATCAAAATGGTATGGTAAGTTTCCAAGCGGCAAAATGGTGGTTAGGTAGTAAACCTATCATGTCCCCAGAAAACAAAGTGGATGGCTTTGATGTAGTGGAAGATGAGTTAGACCTTATCAAACAAGAGTACGAGGATGATACTAGAATGCTGAAAAGCATAAATAAAAAAACCTCAAACAACAAAGATTTTAAAAAGTCTTACGAACAATTATTTCTGGGAGTACCTTTTGATTTTGATTTCAACGATGAGTTAGAAATCAAAGACATCTGGATTAGTGACCTTACCCGAGAGGAGGCATACGAGGCTCGCATGGAGGTTAAAAAAGGGAAATACAAAAATGCAGCAGAAGCTATAGATGCAATGTGGGGCATAAAAGTTTCCGAGGATGAGAACATAGGAACGGAAGAACCTATTGATTTTGATAAACTTAAAAAAGCCATGATAGGAGATGGAGAAATCAAAATCATAAGTACTGGGGTACAGGCTATGAAAGAAGTGATTTCTACCTTTTCAAAAAAGGCAGCTTTAAAGCACTCAGTAAAATGTGACCTACTCACTTTGGATAATGTACGAGGGGTAAACACTATGGTATTCAAAAAAGGAAAAGGGTTGAACACCAAATACAGTTCAGATGCAGATACGTTCCCTATGGAAATGCCAGATTTCTATGATAATGATAATAACAAGCCAGATATTATCAAATTCGTAGAAGCCCAAATCAAGCCAGAAGCATGGATTAGAGCATACGTTAGATTCTATGTACTAGGAGAAGAGGAACCTGCAGATGATTATGGTCAAGATGGTGCAGAAACAAGCAACCGAAGACAACCGAAGACAACCGAAAGAAGAAGACGTAGAGATGACGATGACGAACCTACTGAAACCAGAAAACGTAAAGATACTAATTCTGAGCCTGTAGATACTGGGAGAAAACGTAAAGATACTAATTCTGAGCCTGTAGATACTGGGAGAAAACGTAGAGATACTAATTCTGAGCCTGTAGATACTGGGAGAAAACGTAGAGATGCCCCTAAAGAGGAGGAGAAACCTACTGGGAGAAAACGTAAAGATACCGAAGAGAAGCCTACCAATAGAAGAAAAGCAGAGTTCGAGCCGAATGAAGAAAACTTCGAGAAGGAGAAAAAGGAGAACCTATCTCTGGCAGATTCTATGGAGAAAATGGAGAAATCTGATGAGGAGGAGTTAGATAATTTATAAACAAACTAAAAACCCTCAAAATCAATTTTGGGGGTTTTTTAAAAAATAACAGATGGCAGATTTAGAAATTGTAGGTAGATTTACTGAGGACTATAAGTTTATAGAGATAGACCCAGACCATTGCATCCCTCGGATGTTAAAGAAGTACCAAGGTATCAACTTGGATATTATACTTGCTAAACAGAAGCGTTCAAGAACTTCTGCACAAAACAGATATTTTCACGGAGTTGTTTGTGTAATGATAATTGCAGATGCTCAAAATAAAGGGGAAGACTGGGTGAGAAATCTTAGCAAAAAAGAGGCTATGGCCTATACTAAAGCACATATTTATAAGAACGTATTAAAACAAAGGCTTGTAGTAGCTGAAATAGACGGCATGGAGGTGTATGTCCAGTCTGGCAAAAGAATGTCGGAAATGAACACCTTAGAGTTCACAGATGCGGTAGAAGAGGTCAGAACACATTACGGGGAGAAAGGGTTAAATATACCAGACCCTATCAAATACGGCTATATAGCAAATTATATAAATGCACAAAAACGTTAATATGAAAATACTACAAACTACGAAGTTCAAATTGTTTGAAAACAATAATTTAGTAAGGTTTAGAAAAGTGCAGTATGAAGATGAAATATCTGGGGTAGTACAGGACTATGAATTTCAAGTCTTCAAAAGACCGTACTTTTTTGGTAGTCTAGGAAAAAAGAGGTGGAGTACTTCAATAATATCTAGAAGTTTTCGACTAGGGGTAAATTTCAGTTTATCTTTAGTTTAATTTTAACAACAAAAACACACAATGAGTAAATTAGCAGTAGCATTCGGAGACGTACAAATACATAACTATAGAGCTTATGACAAGAACACTGGGAGGAGGTTGGATAACACACTAAAGGCTGTAGAGCATATATTTGACTTCGCAGGAAAAAGTGGTATAGAATATATTTTGTTTGTGGGAGACTTGTTCGACCAACAAAAGAACCTACCCACAATAGTGATAAATAAAACGGTGGAGACCTTTTCTAAATGTTTTAAAAAACATCCAAACATAATATTTTTAGGTATTACAGGAAACCACGACCAAAGTTCTCAGCAACTGTTAGAGAAAGATGCAATATCCTCTCTAACTTTCTTAGGTAATATATTTGATAACTTTGTAATACTAGACAACAAAAACTACGAAATTCCAGTAGATAAGGATTTTTCTGGGACACAGCCTGTTAAAATTACAGGAATACCCTACTACGAGTATTCAGAACATTTTTTGACAAGGTTAGGTCAAGTTTCAGAAGAGGTAAAAAACAATAGTGCAAATTATGTAAATATCCTACTTACACACCAAACCCCCACAGGCCTAGGAAATCCAAACATACCTGTGGATGTAGATGTAAACGACCCTAAGTTAGAATGTTTTGATTTAGTTCTAAATGGGCATATACATAAATACCAAGAGATTACTAAAAAGTTTATAGATGTAGGTAGCCCTATAGCTAGAGATGCAGACGATGAGGGTGACGAAAAAGGGTATTTGGTGATAAATTTAGAGAGGCCTCAGACCCGAAAATTCAAATCCCTAAACAGCGAATTTCCTGTAATTATTACTAAATATTCTGGAGACGAAATGACTGAATGGGAGCAACAGCAATACGTGAGAGAAGTCCCCTTACCTATAGAGGAGGTAAATGAAATAATTAATACATCCAACTACACAGCAGATTTAAAAGCCTCAGAGATTATCGAAAACTTCTGTAATGATACAGAGAACCTAGAAAAAATATCTATGGGGTTAAAAATACTGCAAGATGCAAACATTAAAAACACACACAATGAGTAGAACAATTTATAGTAAAGTAGTACTGGAGGGTTTTGGTAGTTTCCAAAAGGAGACTGAGTTCAACCTAGATAGAGCAGGAAGTATGGTTCTAGTTAGAGGGGATAATGGAGAGGGTAAGACCACAATGTTTAGTGGCCTTATGTGGAGTCTGCACGGAATACCTATGAAAGATATAAAAGGTAGTTCAGTAGCTACGTGGGAGCAAGTAAGAACAGAGGACTTTAGGGGGGTTAGAGTAGCCACCCACTTCCGAAAAAATGGATATAAGTTTGAGGTAATAAGACACCTTAAATTCAAAGGTAAAACTTACGGAGTTACTGGAGGAGATACATTAATGTTTTTCAAATGTCTAGAATCTGAAACTATGTCGGACACGCATAGAATATCCGATAACAGGCATAAGCCAGATGTCCAGAAAGATATTGTAGAGTTATTAGAGACAGATTACACTCAAACTATACATTCTATGTTTTTTGGGCAGGGTATGGCAAGATTAGTCAATAGCTCTAAATCAGATAAGATTAAACTGTTCGATGAGTTGTTCGATGCTACTTGGTTGAAAAACAGTAAAGATGAGGCGAAAGTTAAAAAACTGAAAATAGAGTCTGACATCAGCACCACAGAAGAGAGGATACACTCCACTAACTCTAAGAAGAAGGACAAAGCAAACCAGATTGAACAACACCTAATCAACCTACAGGAGTTTACCGACAAAAAAGAGATAAAACATAATAAAATATCTAAGATTATTGTAAACAAAACTTCGGAGTTGGACACTTGTAGAGAAGAGTTAAAATTGCTTAGAGAGAGTGTAGATAACTACGATGATAATTTACTGGAGGAGAAGAGAGAATTATATGCAGAAGCATCGCAAGATAAATCTTTAGATGCAGATTTGGGAGTAGCTAAAAAAGCAGAGGCTGAGTATAAAACAAAGGTTGAAAAACTGGAGATAAAACTACAGTCCGAAAAACTGGAGGTAAAAACTATTGAGACTGCAGAGTGGGGTAAACTGCAAAAACTGAAAGATGCTAACTCCGAAGATTTAGAGGTTCTTAAAACTGCAGGAGAAAAAGCTAGGGATGAAGTGGAGGAAACATCTCTAGAAATACATAATACACAAATGAGGTTAAAGAAACTAACCTCTAATATAAGTACTGCAGAGGATTCTGTAAAAAAATCTGAAGGTAAAATAAAAAACCTACTTAGTGATATAGACTGTATTAGGAAGGATTGTCCAACCTGTGAGCAGGAATTACCTGTACATACCATAAAGGAGACAAAAGCCAGACTACGAGCCCAAATCAAAGAAGAAGAGGAGTGTATGCAAGTTATGACTACCCAAATTGAAAAATACAACAAGGAGCAGGCTACACTAAAAACCACCTCAAAGCAGGAGGCAGAAAGCATGGAAAGTCTGGAGAAAAATCTAGAAGAGACAAAAACCAACTACATAAAAACCAAGGCTGATAATGTTGCACAAGAAGAGTTACAACTACAGCAGTACAACACGCTGTATAACAAGCAGTATAACATTATGGAGGCTGCAAAAACTGCATTAGATGACCTTGGGAGAACAGAGGGTAAGAAAATAAAAAACCTCCTACATGAGCTGGACAAAAAATATACCTTGCGTGATAATCTCTTATCCAACTTGCGGACGGAAATAGCAGAAATAGAAAATACGAATAAAATCAGTATAGAGAATAAGAATAGAATCCCTGTAAAACAACTGGAGATAAAAAACCTACAGGATTATATTTCTGAGAAAAAAGAGGATTTGAATATTGTTCTGGAGGAAAACCCTCCCACAAACAACGTAGACGAACTACAGAAGGACATAGATACCCTACAAGAACTGGAGAAAGAACAGCAAGATGAAATCACAATTCTTAGAAAACAACTGGAAATAGTTAAATGGTGGTTCACTACAGGTTTTGGGGCAAAAGGAATAAAATCCTATATCTTTACTGCAGGTTTAATGAGATTGAACCAAGCTATTCAGAAATACGCTGAAAGACTGGGGTACAGGGTTAAATTCGAGATTGACCATAGTACAGCAAACAAAGATTTCACAACAACAGTATTTTATTCCAGACGTACTGAGACTGGGGTACAAGAGTTCGCTAAAGACTATGAAGAGTTCTCTGGAGGTCAGAAACAAAGAGTATCCCTAGCTATTGCATTTGCTATGTTCGATATAGGAAGTGAAAAATCTGAAAGTAATATTATGATTTTAGATGAAGCTTTTGAAGGGTTGGATGAAGAGGGTAGAGAAGCGGCCTTTGACTTAATTCGTATGAAAACGCAAGCAGGTAAAACTGTGTTTATCATAACCCACAGCCAAAATATTGACAGTAAGTACTCGAAGAGCATAAGGGTGTACAGGAAAAATGAAATTTCTTATATAGATGAGGGGTAAATAAATTTTGGTATATTAAAAAATTTATACTATCTTTGTGATAATTATGAGTTTATACGAAGATGTATTCAATATGCCAGAAAAACCTAAGAGGAAATCTGGAATAAACAGCCGAGTAAAAGGGAGCAAAAATGAGAATGCTTTATGTAAAAAGTTTTTGTTTCCTTGGACTGGGGAGAGGTTTGCAAAAACTCCCGCATCTGGAGGTTTAAAGTGGGCATCTGCATTTGCGAGTGGTGATGTTGTAAATTTAGATAGAGGAAAAGAATTTGAATTTTGTATAGAAACAAAACATTATGCAAAACTAGGTCTGAAATCTTACAACCTACATAAGAACTCAATAATTTATAAATTCTGGAGGCAAGCCAAAAGAGATGCAGATATAATAAAAAAGCATACTCTTTTGGCAGTTCGTCAAAACGGTATGAAATCTGGAACTTGGTACATATTCTTTGCTGAAAACGTTAAAGAAAAACTAGGCATCAAACCTATATTTGAAGGAGAGGTAGATGAAGTAAAGATATACGGATTTGGTTCAGAAGAAATTTTAAACATAGACTACGAAGCACTAATAAATAAATTAACATGAAAAACTACATTAACGAGAAGTACTCGAAAAACAAGGCCGCCTTTGTTGTGAAAGGTGAGGATAGAAAATTACAAAGAAGTATAATCCAGAACGGAGAACTTATCAAGTTCAAGGATTACTTCACTATTAAAGCAATTCTAAAATCGGAGTATATAGATTTTTATGGCGTATCTGCACAGGCTGTAGATTACATCTGTAAATCTGGAGCTATAGACTCCATAAAAATAGGTACTACTAGAGTTATTCTACTCACGAACAAAACCCGAGAGTATGTGCCTAATAGCAGCAAGAAAAGAACATCCACTATGAACTCTGTAGAGCGAGTGTAATGATTATTATAGATTGCTTCGGAGATGGTTCTTGTAAGAACATCAAAGACACCCCCTCAGATATGGGTGTAGGAGTAGTAATATTCTACAAAGGCAAATTGATAACTCAAATAGCCAAACACGTAGGAAAAGGCACTTCTAACCTATCTGAGTGGGAAGCTTTGATACTTGCCCTAAGAACGGCAGTAAAATATGTACAAACCCACTTAAAAGACGAAATAGTTACTATTAACTACTATGCAGATAGCAAGGTGGTGGTTAATATGTTTAACGGTCTATACTCAAATAAAAAGTTTAGGGCAGAATACAACAGGGCAAAATACTGGGAAGACAAACTTCAAAAGAATCACAGAATAGAAGTTAGTTGGATACCTAGAGAAGAAAACACACACGCAGACAAACTTTCCAAAATAGGTAATCCCTATTTCATACGAGAAAAAATGACTTTTGAGGAGTATGCTATAAGACAGGCGTACATATTCTCAAAAAAAGCCACACCCCCAAACCTAGATACAGCAGAATACAGTTACTTACAAGGGCAGATGGATTTAATGGAATCCCTAATTTCCAGTAAGGTTTTGACTAAAACTAAGGCAAAAGAATTAATCAAAAATTATACTAAATAATTTTGGTATATATCAAAACTTTATTTATCTTTACGGCAGTAAAAAATCTTAAAACACACGATGGAAAACACATTCAAAGGAATACGAGCTTCATATAACAACGAAATAGGAGAACCAATAATATCTGGTCAGATAGTAGAAGTATATGGTAGGTTAGCACCTAGAGAGACACATGAAATCTATTTTGAACCTAATCATGGTTTTAGGGTTCAAGGAAACAATCTATCAGATGCAATCATAACTAAGGTGGTGAAAGATGTACGACTGAAAGACAGAATAATAGGAAACCTACAGTTCTTAAAGTTTTCAATTCTAGGTAAGTAAGAACACAAGATTAGTAAAGTAAAAATCTTAAAACACACACGATGGAAACAGAAATATTACCAACCTCAAAAGGTAGAGTATCTACCAAGAAACCTCCAACGGTATTATCATTCTTGGGAGACCAAGAAGATAAGTTTAAGGAAATATTAGACTTCATACATTTAGATGACCCTAAGGCAGGAAACATAGGCTTGTTACAAGGCCCCGCAGGGACAGGTAAAACCTACCTAGTGGGAGTATTAATACAAACCTTAAAAGACCAAAACTTCAAGAACATAGGAGTTTTAGCACCCACAGGACAGGCTGTTAAAATCTGTAGGGAGAATGCAGTAGAGCAATCTGATACTATAAGATATGGGACTGTACATTCTGCATTCGCAGTAAGACCAAAAAAGGAGAGTGAAATACCTATTTTTGAGGTAGATAAAAATGGGACTCAGTGGGCTAGAGATTGCTCAATACTTTTTGTAGATGAGGTTTCCCAGATTGCAGACGACTTATTTTTCCTCTTGGAAGATTATGCTACCCAGTTAGATAAAAAAGTAATTCTAATAGGAGATAGTTATCAAATACCTCCGATAGGGTTTGAATATTCAATACCTTTTACAAAAGCCGAGCAGAAAGAGTATGATATAAAAGTATTCGAGCTAAAAAAACCTATCCGACAAAAGGAGGGAAGTCCTATACTAGATAATGCCGACCTAATCAGAAAATATATCAAATACCCAGAAATTTATTTACCCGAAGACAGAAAAAATAGATTTAACAGTAAAAGGGAAGGTATAGAATTTATCAAAGACAAGGGTTCGCATAAGGAACTTCTGAAAAAATGGTTTCTACATCCCGAGTACCAAAACAATAGATATTTTGTGAAAGTACTAGCATGGAGAAATGATACCGTAGATAACTGGAACACCCAAGTAAGAAAAGTCTTATATGGAGACAATCCAGATAATATTGAAGATACCAGAAGCAAATCTATAAAACAGTTAGTAAAAGGTGAAAAACTGATTTCTAATAGTCCTGTAATAGAGAAAAATGATTTTGGGGATGATGCGGTAGTTTTTGGGTCAAACGAAGATTTAATGTTAGTATCTTACATAGAGGATACCTACAAGGTGGATGAGGCAGGAAAATTTATCTTAGGGTACTATGATGCTATAGTAGAATACTTAGACCAAGATGGGATAGTATGTACTTACACAATCAAGATTCTAAAAAATGAATCGAAAAAACTACACCAGAAAATACAGGATAAACTGGCTAAAATAGCAAAGGCAGAACCCAAAGGTAGCAATGGGGCTAGAGCAGGTTGGGCAGATTTCTGGGAGTTTGATGCAATATTTGCAGATGTGAATTATAACTATTGCCAAACTTGCCATAAAAGCCAAGGCAGTACTTATCTTAATTCTATAGTACTAGAGTGGGATATTTTACTGGGTAGGAAAGTTTTCGAGAGAAATAGAATCTTATATGTAGGAGCTTCCAGAGCAAAACAAAATTTAATCCAAATATACTAAAGATGGGAGGAACTATATTAGATGGCTATATAGCCACCAAGAAAACAGAGGTGATGCAAAATACTTTTGGACACCTATACCCAAAACCTCTAGAAGTATATGTAGGTACAGCCTTAGTAGTATATGACAGCTACGGAGGAATGACCTTAGTATTCGAGGAATTTAAAGACGGTGCAGGAAAAACTTTATGTGGGGCAGACATACTACCCTCAGACTTATTAGAGTATATTACACGCAGAGTAGATAAAAAGTACGAACAAACCCACGACCATATATACAGGTTTACAGGGACGTATAAAAAGTTTAAGAATGGTAATTTCCAATGCGGAGGTAAGATAACCAGAGTAAACCTAAACAAAATTTTGATATAATGACAAGAGAAGAATTAGTATCCGAAATGAAAAATGGAGTATCAGTATTCCATTTTATTAAAAAAGATGGAACCACCAGAAGAGCGGTAGGAACACTAAACCCTAAAATAATAGCAGGTTTTGAGGATTCCGTAAAACATAGGGAGCTGAAAACTAAGGTAGCAAGTGCTATCAGAAACTGTAGGGATGGATTGCATTCTGCAGAAGTAGGTCTACAGTCTTTGGAGGAGCCGACAATAGTAAGCAAAGAACGTAAACTCTACCCCAATACTCAAAATTACTATGATATTGAGAAACAGCTTTGGAGGATGTTTATAATTGAAAATTTGGTACAGTAGCAAGAAAAGCCGTACATTTGCGGCTTTTCTTAATTTAAAAACAATAAGGATGAAGAAGTATTTATTTATTACCCTATTCATTGCCCTAAGCAAAACAATACCCGCAGGACCTTGTGATACTCCTATACTGGAGGTAGCATTGCAAGATAAGGCTCCCGAGAAAATACCAGATGAGAAACTGCAGGAGTCTCAAACATTGCCAGAGGGTATTATAGAAATAATGAAACGCCACGAAGAGTTCAGTCCAGAAGTCATAATTCTGGATAAACCTTATATAGGCTATGGGCATGAAGTTGAACTAGGTGCAGATAGGGTTACAGAGGAACAGGCAGACAGCCTACTAAGGGCAGACATTAGAATTAATATGAATATCCTAGCAACCAAAAATCTAAGGAAATTCCATAAAAAACTGGAGCATAGGTACTTAATATTAGCCTCAGTCCTTGCTTATAATGTAGGTTGGGTAAATGTATATAAAAGTAAATTCCTAAAGAAAATAAACGAGGGATACTCAGATTCCGAAATACTAGAAGAATTTATAGGATTCCACTTCTGGAGAGGTAAACCTCATGTAAAATTAAAAAGGAGGAGAGTGGAAGAGGCAGAAGCATGGTTAGAATTATATTGATTTATTGCAAAATAATTTTGGTATAAATCAAAACCTTTTGTATCTTTACATTGTCAGTAAGACAAATACAAACCACTAAATTTTATACCATGACAGAAGTAGAACTTAACGAAAAAGCTGAATTTAATAATGCTATCCAAATCATAAAAAGAGAAGAGGATAATAAAAATATACCAAATAAATTCGGTATGGAAAAGGTAGAGGCGATTTGCAGTACCTTTAGAGCAAACAATATAAACTATTGTGTAACTATAAAAGAGCCTAACATCATAAGATATTCTTTTAAGAACAGATATTCAACTACTTCTGGGAGTATAAAATTAGTACAAAACCTTAAAAATTAAGTTATGATATTAAAACCCACCGCCTTTATTCAAGGGCATAGCTTTGATTTAAAAACCCGATTAGAAAACTATAAGAAATATAGGAAACCTAAAAGAGTGAAACCCTTGGACAGCTACACAGCTTTTATATGTTGCTATGGGGATTTGAGAGAAAATTATTTCAACCAAGAAAATTTAAAAAACACACACGATGGAATGGAGAATTAAAACCTTATCGAAGGAGTTGGACAAAATGAACCACGATTACTATGTGGTAGGAAATGGGCTATATTCAGATTACGAATATGACATGAAGTTAAAAGAATTGCAAAATCTGGAGGTGTTATACCCAGAATTTGCACTACCCACCTCACCTACGCAGAGAGTAGGTTCCGACAGAATATCTGGCTTTACTTCTGTAAAGCATGAAACAAAAATGCTAAGTTTAGACAACTCTTATAACATAGAGGAAGTTGAAAAATGCCTAAAAAGAATAGCAGCCTCAACCGAGGCAGAGATAGGGTATGTAACCGAAATAAAAATAGATGGAGCATCTATAGAATTAGTTTACGAAGATGGAGTATTGACACAGGCAACTACCAGAGGAGATGGAGAGTTTGGAGACGATGTTACTGAAAACGTGAAAACTATCCGTTCAGTACCTTTAAAACTCAAAGGGGAGTATAAGCCTAGAATGACTTTCCGAGGTGAAATTGTAATGCCTAAAAAGGTGCTTCTTGAAATAAACGCAAAAAGAACAGAGACAGGAGAAAAACTGTTTGCCAATGCGAGAAATGCAGCATCTGGAAGTCTAAAATCTCTGGAGCCAAAGGAGGTGGCAAAAAGAAAATTAGATTGTATCATATTTGAATCAATTTATGAATCTGAAAAAACAGTAGAGAACAGCCACCACTGGAGAATGTTGGAGGTTGAAAGCCTAGGATTTAAAACGATATTTACTGGGTTAGATATTCCTATGATGTTTACAAAAACCAATCACAAAAACATTGCAGGTATAAAAGCATTTATAGATGTCTGGGAGACCAGAAAAGATACTTTGCCGTACTTGGTGGATGGAATAGTAATAAAAGTAGATAGTATATCTTTAAGAGAGGTACTAGGTGCAGGAAGTAAATACCCTAACTGGGCATTTGCCTACAAGTATAAAGCAGAAGAAAAATCTACCTTACTCAAAGAAATTATCTATCAAGTAGGTACGTTTGGTTCAATAACTCCAGTAGGTAAGTTAGAAACAATAGTACTTTCAGATACTAACGTTTCTAATGTTATGATGAACAACCCAGACTGGATTGCTGATATGGATATTAGAGAGGGGGATTCTGTAATAGTAGAGAAGGGAGGCGAGATAATCCCTAAGATACTTAGGGTAGATTTGTCCAAAAGACTAGAAGGTGCAAAACCTATCAAGTTCATAACTCATTGCCCTTGTTGTGGAAGTGAACTCAGCAGAAAAACTACCATGAAAGGAGAGGATACAGCAAATATCTTCTGCCTCAACTCAGAAGGTTGTGCCGACCAAGTTATCGCCAAAATCAAACACCTAACCAGTAAAAAGGCTATGGATATTCAAGGACTGGGGGCAGCCACAGTTCGAGAATTATTTGAGAAAGGGTTAGTGAAAAGTCCTGTGGATGTTTACAGATTAACTTTGGAGGATTTGGAAGGAAATAAAATCAAAAACTCAAAGAATATTTACAACTCCATACAGAACTCCAAGAACTCAAAGTTCTACAGAGTAATATACTCTTTAGGCATACCGACTGTAGGCACAACTACATCAAAATTTTTAGCTGAAAGACTTGAAAATCTGGAACAACTAAAAGATGCAAGTTACCTAGACTTGAAAGAATTAGGTTTATCGGAGGGGGTTCGAGAAGAGATACATTCATACAGAGGAGAATACCTAAATGGTATTATGGAATATTTCTGTGAAAATGGATTCAATACCAATAAGGAGGAAGCTTCTGAAAAAACATCTAGTAAACTGGTGGGTAAAAACGTCATAATTTCTGGAAATTTTGGAGATGCCTCTAGAAGAAAATACTTGGAGTCTCTTATAATTGAGCACGGAGGTAAAAAACAGTCCTCAGTAAGCAAAAAGACTTCATTTGTGGTTGAGGGTGAAAAAATGGGTTGGAGTAAGAAGGAAAAAGCTATAAAACTAGGAATACCCCTAATAACGGAGGAAGATTACTTAAAAATGTTAGACTAATGAAAACTAAATTCAGAGAATTAAAACTCAGCAAAAAGAATATAGCGAAACTGGAGTTAATAAACTCTATTATTCAGCAATACAGAGATGAGGGGTATAGAATGACCCTAAGACAGTTGTACTACCAGTTAGTTTCTAGGGATGTAATACCCAATGAGAAAACTGAATATGCTAAAATTTCCAAACTACTGAAAGAAGGTAGGATGGCAGGAATAGTGGACTGGGAGGCTATAGAAGATAGGCTCAGAGTTCCTTACTTACCCTACTGGAACATAGACCCAAAAGAGGCTATTGAGGATACTGTAAAACAGTATAGATTAAATAGGCAGAGAGGGCAAGAAACTTATGTCGAAGTCTGGGTAGAGAAAGATGCACTTAGTGGAGTGCTAAAGAAAGTGACCTCAAAGTACCATGTAAAACTATTGGTAAATAGAGGCTACGGCTCAGTTACTGCTATACACGATGCTTATAAGAGATATTCTGTAGAGATTGAGCACGGTAGGAATATTGTCTTACTGTATCTGGGAGACCATGACCCGTCTGGTATGGATATGATAAGAGATATTAATAGTCGTATAGGAGAGATGTTAGAAGTACAAGGTATGTATGGGAGCCTAGAGGTAAGACCTATAGCCTTGACTATGGGGCAAATAAGAAAATACAACCCTCCAGAAAATCCTGCAAAACTGACTGACCCTAGAGCAAAGTGGTATATTGAAAAGTTCGGATATAAGTCGTGGGAGTTGGATGCCTTAGAGCCGAAAGTGTTGAACAACTTAGTATCCTCAGAAATCGAAAAATCTATTAATATGGATATATTTAGGGGTAGATTGCAGCAGGAGGAGGAAGACAAAAAGAAATTAAGGGAATTGACTAAAAACTTTAGATAATGAATAGTTGGACAAATTTCAAGTATTTTATATTCAGAATATTCAATACTACCTACGGACTGACTGGGGAGAATGCACCTAAAAACCCAGAATTAGGCAAGGAATACACAAGTAGATACAGTATTACTTACAGGTATGTAGGTAATGACAGGTATTTCATGGTAGTCTAAAAATAAATTTGGTACTTAACAAAATTTTTATTATCTTTACATCAAAGAAATATAAACAAAAACACACACAATGCAAATAGGTAAATTAAAAGGTCGAACAGTCCAGTTCGGGAAAAGCAAAGGACAACCTTGCTACAGAAACCCTAAAGCCTTCCAGAAAAAAACAAATGAAATCTGCTACATACCCAAACATGGTATGGAGACGACATCTGGAGGAGATTTAGACAATGCGAGCATAATCTTTAAATATCAAGATATGCTAAGAATGTCCAGAGGGTATGTATTAAGGAACAACCTAGCAGACTCTTATGAGGACGTGGCTAAAACCTTATTCAACGAATGCCACGGAATGCTGCCGAGTACAATCTTAGAGAATTGGGAGATGGACTTACAGTATCCCAGTTAAATTTTGAACTAAGGCAAAATTTCTGTTAAAAACTTTTGGCAAAACCAAAAAATTTATTTATATTTACAATCTCAAAACAATAGTAATTTTAGTATTAACCACAAAAATCAAATTCCATGAAAAGAATGATTTCGCTATTTACACTAGCATTTCTTATGATTGCGTTAGCATACGCAGGTCCTCCAGAAGGGGAGAATGACCCAGTAAACAAAACCTTAACAGAACTAGGACTGGACGAAGTAGATAAGAGTATTGAAGTTCTAACTTTTATTGTTACACCGAACAGCGTTGCTCAGAATGAATTTGCTGCGGTTGTACACTCCACAGAGGAGACACTTCAAAGTACTATTATTTGCAGGAAAAGGGAGACATATTTTGAAGACCCGTATTTTGATAACGACAAGCTTTTTTACAGAACTGGAGTAGGATTAACAGACAAATTATATTACCTACCTAATTGTAAAAACAGAAAGCTAAGCAACACTCTATTTTTTGGTGTTAGTTCGGGAGGTCTATCTGGTTTGTGTAACCTAACTCAGAATACCTTTTATAAAAACTTATTAAGTAACGGAAATGGCAGCGGTGGTTTATCTCACTAACCTACAAAGTGCCTAGACAAAACAAACCCTAATCAAATGATTAGGGTTTTTTATTACCAACTAAAAAGAATAAAATGAAAATTATAGCAGGACCCTGTAGTGCAGAATCAGAATCACAGATAAAAGAAATAGCAGACTCACTAAACGCTTTTGGAGTAAAGACTTTTAGGGCAGGGGTATGGAAACCTAGGACTAGACCTAATAATTTTGAAGGTTTCGGGGAGAAGGCAATACCTTGGTTAGCGTACCCTAGAAATTTAGGTATGGAGGTTACTGTAGAGGTAGCAAATAAACATCAAGTATCTATAGTCTTAGAAAATTTGCATATAATAAACTCAGTATGGATAGGAGCTAGAACGACAGCTAACCCATTTGCAGTTCAAGAAATAGCAGAAGCACTGGAGGGAAGTAATATTCCTGTAATGGTGAAGAACCCTCTAAACCCAGATATACAGTCTTGGGTAGGGGCTATAGAAAGATTACAAAGTAGAGGCATCAAAAATATATCCGCAGTACATAGAGGATTTACAGATGATTTGGAGACCAGATACAGAAATAGTCCTAGATGGGATTTCATCTGTAAATTTAGAGAGGCATTGCCAGATATTCCTATAGTATGCGACCCTAGCCATATAGCAGGAAGTAGGTTATACATAGATGAAGTGTGTAGAACAGCAGCTCAGCTAGGGGTGGATACTTTTATGATAGAATCTCACAGCAACCCCGAAAATGCTATGACGGATGCGGCCCAACAAGTAACCCCAGAACAACTACATTTAATTGTATCTAATCTGAAACTGGAGACAGAAGAGCATCTTATAAGCCTAAGCAATAGTAGGAATCAAATAGATGCTATTGATAGGAGCATAGTAAGACTTCTTGAAGAAAGATTCAAACAGGTTGCAAATATCAAAGGGGTCAAAAAGGCAAAAGACATGGAGGTACGCCAACCCCAGAGGTGGGAGGATGTACTCCGAAATATCAAAGAAGAATCTATACATTGTACTAATATATCTGAATCTGAGGTAGTAGAAATCTTTAACACGCTGCATAATATATCTATAGCAAACCAGATATAAATTTTGGTATATTAAAAATTTTCCGTATCTTTACGGAGTAAAAGGGACAAAAATAAACCAAAATTAATTAATCTTTTATGAAATTAATTTTGGTTTATAACAAAACTTTTCGTACCTTTACGAAGTAAAAGGGAAAACAAATAGTACAAACCACAAATTTAGAATCATGTTAGAATTACTAGACAAAAAGTACGAGGGAGCAATTACATCAGAACCGACTACTCTTAGGGTAGATGGCAAAGCTACAAAACTGAAATTATTCATAGATACTTTGGAGAGTAGTGGAGTATCTGAAAAAACAGCAATAAACAGGTTCAGTAAATTCGTTAGAGACAACGATATGATTGAACTAATTAATAATTAACACACACAAACAACACACACAAACAAAACACACACAATGAGAAAAAAAATTGTATTACTAGACTTGAACAGCACGCTTGCAGTAAAATCTAGCTATGACTGGAGAACATTTACTTACGATGTATCCGCAGATGAGTACTCAAAGGAGTTAATAGAAAAACTCAAATCGGAGGGGCACGAAGTATGGATTCTAACTGCCAGAACTACAGAGTATGAAAAAGATACTTTGGAGAAATTGATGAAAGACACAGGTTATGCTCCAGATAAATGCTTCTTTAAAGGACATGGAGGGAAACAAGAAAGAAAACTTCCTGCACACATTTACAAAAGATTATTTGTAGAGGAGCTTCTGAAATCTGGGGAGTATAAAACATCTGATTTCATTGCTGTAGAAAGTAATTTTAAAACGCATAAACAATACAGAGAACTGGGACTCACGGAGATTTATAAGAGAGACCAGTATCTGAAACTGTAAAAATGGAAAAAGATACCCACACAGAAGAAGGTTTTTCCTTCAATTCAATAGTAGAGTTTGATAGTCATATATCAAACTCTATTCCTAGTTATGATAGTTTGTTAAACTTTGTAGTTCAACTATCCGACTACTTCATGGAGGAGGGAGTCAATAATTTTGATATAGGTTGTAGCACAGGTAAATTAGTCAAGAGGCTAGGAGAAAGACATCCAAGCTCTAAATTTACTGGCATAGATAATGAGGTGAATTTCAAAGATGAGATGGATTCAGCCTCAACCAATACCAATTTTATATTCAAAGATATATTCAAAGTGGATAATTTCAAGAACTCCAACTTTAATACTTTAATATTCACCTTGCAGTTTTTACCTCCCCACAAAAGATTAGAATTAGTGAAAAAACTCTACGATGGGTTAAACTTAGGGGGAGCCTTAGTAGTTGCAGAAAAGACACTATCAAAAAGCTCCAAGTTCCAAGAGATTCTAACCTTTTTATATTACGACTATAAGAGGGCGTATTTTTCAGATAAGTCTATTTTAGAGAAAGAGAAATCTCTTAGAGTCATAATGAAGCCTATGACATTCCAAGATTTAGAAAACTTAATGATAGCAGCAGGCTTTTCAGAAGTAGAGATTTTCTGGAAAAGTTATAATTTCATAGGTATAATTGCAATAAAGAATTAATAATCCATAAAAGAAGAAAGATGGCAGTAGTAAAAAAAATGGTAAAGATATTCAAGAAGGACATTCAAGAATATTCAAAGAATGAGAAGATTCACACTAACGAGAATCTTGCATTAATCCGAAAAAGTATCTCAGACATAGGGTATGTAACCCCTATTGTAATAGATGAAAATAATGTAATCCTAGCAGGGCACGGAAGATTCGCAGTTATGTTAGAGAGTAAGACTCTCAAAATAGAGTGTATGCAAATAACAGGTCTTACAGAACTACAAAAAAAGAAATTTAGACTATACGACAACCAGACAGCTAGGACGGGTCACTTCGATAATGATTTATTACTAGACACCGTGGGAGGTATCCTAGCAGAAGATTCGGAGTTTAATATCGGAATACTAGGTATTGAAGGTTTAGCGGAAGCCTTTTCTGATGAGATTATAAGCCTAGATTTAGGTACTGCCAAATTTGAAAAAGTAGAAAATGAAAGTCCTTTGAAAGTACTGGTAGTAGTTACTGACCGAGTAGAGGAAATAAAAGAACTACTAAGAAAGGAGAAAGGTACAGAGTTTTCACAAGGAATAAAAGCATAATACCATGAGCAGAGAAAAGGAAATTACACTTAAACAGCTCAAATCTAAACTAGCTCTGGTAAAAATACAGCCAGATAAACTACTGGAATTAGATACAGAGTTCATAGAGTTGGAGCAGGAATTATCTTCAAATTCTAAAAAACCTTACTTATCAAGCCTAAGTGCTATAAATACTGTGGTAAGAAAATACAAAAAACTTGTAGATTTAATAGTGGCAGATAAACTCAAAGGAATCAGTTTAAGAAACATAAAATTGATAATGAGTACAGAGGGACTACGAAACCTAGTAGTAGTCTTTAAACCCCAAGATTTCAACCTAAAGTTTTTCGGAGGGGACTACCGAGCAAAACTTACTCCAGAGTACTTCTTTAGACTGTTGGAGGATAAAGTATCTGGAAAAGTATTTATTTTTAAACATTCAGAAACTTCGGTAGCTAAAACACAGACTGCAAACATTACAAAAACACAATACTATGTACTCTTTAGTAAAGATTAAATTAAAAAGCTTAATAGGGGATGAGGACAACCCTAGACTTCTAGCAGACAAGACCAAAGAACTTCTAATATTATCACTAAAGAAGTTCGGATTATTGTCTCCTATTTATTTGGACCAAAGAGGAGTTTTACTATCTGGACACCAGAGAACCAAAGTTATGAAAGAACTGGGAGTAGAATCCGTCTATTGTAATGTTCTTAAAATGGACTTAGAAGATAAGAGTAAATTTAACAGCCTCAACTTTGCATTCAATAAAGAGCTACAGGAGATTAATGGTTTTGAGAACTCATCCGAAGAACATATAAAAAGTAAGAGGGCAGAGTTATTAGAAATGCTTACAGGCATGGAAGACTTAGAAGACATAACACAACCCCTAAGAGAAACCTCTGTAGTACCAGTTTCAGATATTACACCAACAGAAACAGACATACCCGAAAGGTTAGTATCCAACTCTAGAATGTTATTTGCTATGGCAGGAGTAGTAATCCCCTTAATATGTGATGAGAATTACAATATAGTAAACGGAAACGCTAGATACATATTCTACAAAAAGAAGTTTGCTAAGATACCCTGCATAGTAGCAAAAGGAATCACTCCAGATATATTTAAGTACATAACTGCTAACTATTCTCTAAAAGGTAGAGAGGATAATATCCGAGTAGAGGCTAGAAGACATTTCATAAGACCTCACCTATCAAAACACCATGAAGAGATAGCTATGGGTAAAGCATCTGGAAACTTTCCACTAGCATTTAGATTAAACTATCAAAACAAGCATTATAAGCATACTTTAGACTTTGGTTCTGGTAATGGTAAACAAACAGCATTTCAAAGGGCATTAGGGCAGAATATAACGATGTTTGAGCCATTTTCTACTAAGAAGCTAGGTGAGTTCTCTTTATTGGAGACATATACCAATTTAAGCACGTTTCTGGATGAATTAGAAGCAAACGATATATTTGATATGGTAAGGGCGAATGCAGTATTGAATAGCGTACCTTTCGAGGAAGATTTAAAGAAAGTGGTAACACTCCTAAAGTTTCTGGCTTGCGGAAGTATTAAACTCGCAGTTACAGGAAGAAACGTAAGAAAGTTAGTTAAGTGGGAAGGTAGAGGTACAGGCACTAAGATTAAGGATATGGGAAAATCCGTTATTATCAGTATTTCACAAAAAACCAAGGTTCAGAAATTCCACACCATAGAAGAGATGGTAGAAATGTTCTCAGATGAAGGAACAGGAACGGAGGCATTAATAGTAGATGGAAGGTCTGGAGATATAGCAGTAGAGATTAGATACCCTAAATACACAATAGGTAAAAAGGAATTACTAGAGGCTGTGGCGTTTGAGTTCGGTATGAGTTACGAGAATAGGGTGTTTAAAGACATCAAGAAAAGGGCATTGCAGGTATTCGAGGAGAGATATGACAGACTACTGTTAGCAGGCGTAGTACAAACCAACTAGAAATTTTGGTTTTTTACAAAAACGAACAGAATAAAAAATTATGAAAAAGACAGACAAATCTGATTTGACAATCTGGACTAAAGCAGGTACAAAACGGAAAAGAAAAAGGAGACCAAATTCAAAACCAAACTCAGAAGCTACCAAAAAAGCCAAGCAACGTAAAGCCGCTAAGACTGCCAAGGAAGCAAGTATAAAAACCAAAGCTGCTAAAGCTGCAATGTTAAAGGCTTTGACTGCGAACTTAGGTATTGTTACTAATGCGTGCCAACAGGCAAACCTATCAAGAACGCAACATTACCAGTGGCTCAAAGATGACAAAGCTTACAGTCAAGCCGTGGAGGATATAGGAGAACAAGCTATTGACTTTGTGGAAGGTTCTTTATTCAAACAGATTAAAAACCAACAGACTGCCCCTACTATATTTTATCTAAAAACCAAAGCAAAACACCGTGGGTATATTGAAACGCAAGTAAATATAAATCACGAAGGGGATTCTCTACATGAATTAACAGAAGAGGAACTTAAACAAATTGCAGAATATGGATATGTAAAAGATAAAGTAAAAGAAGTAGATTAATGAGGCCGACAGTAAGCAGAAATGATGCACTTATAGAACTAGCCAGACGTAAGCAATTAGAGTACTGGAGACTTAACCCCTTAAAGTGGTTAGAGGAGAGACTGGGAGAGAATCCTAGAGACTTTAAGTGGTCAGAAATGAAAGGTTTTGAGAAACACCAATGGGATGGGGATAAAGATTGTTTAGCCTCAGTCTGGGAACTCTTTGGAGATGCCTTATCCGCATCAGCTAATGGAGAAATACCAGACTGGAGATTTGCAGCAATAGAAAGTGCAACAGGTACAGGAAAAACCTATTTTCTGGCTAGGTTAGTACTTTGGTTCTTAGATACCAACAGGAACAGTTTAGTGGTTACTTCCGCACCCTCAGAAACACAGTTAAAGATGGGATTGTGGTCAGAGATTGCAAATCTATTCCCTAAGATAAAGAAATCTAGACCCTACTCTGAAAAATGGAAGCTAAGGGTAGCTATGGATATTAAACAGAAAGATTTGGCAGATAGTTGGCACGCTATAGGTTTTGTTACAGGTACTAATGCTAATGAAGAATCTTCAAACAGAGCCAGAGGTTTCCACAGAAAAAATATGTTAATCATATTAGAGGAGTGCACAGGTATTCCCCCATCTATTTTGACAGCATTTCAAAACACTTGTACTGCAAATGCCAATTTTATTCTAGGAGTGGGAAACCCTAACAATGAGTTCGATACATTACATAGATTCGCAACCCAAGACAATGTTAGAAACTTTAGGCTATCGGCTTTTGACCATCCTAATATTGTTTTAAAGAAAGAGCATTTCTCTGGGGCAGTTACCGAAACATCTTTAAAGGATAGGTCCTCTACTTATGTAGAAGGTTCCGCATTCTGGAATGCTATGGTTAGAGGTATATGCCCAACTACCAGTGTAGATAGTTTGGTAAATCTAAAATGGATGGAAGCCGTACTAAATATAGATGTAGAACCAGAATTTGAAACGGAGACAGATGCTGTAGGGGTGGATGTAGCCAACTCCACAAATGGGGATAAAGGTGCAACAGCTTGGGGACATGGCAGCAAACTTACTGATATGTTTGAATTTGTTTGTCCGAACGCCACACACTTAGGCTATAATTTGATACTAGATGATGTATCCCTTGCAGACAATGGATACCTAAACTACGGATTACCTACTATAGGGGTTGATTATGATATTCCACAAGAGTACATAGGGATAGATGCTGTAGGAGTAGGAGTAGCTACGGTTAATGCACTACTGGACGAGGACATTACTCCAGAATCTCTACAGGGTGGACAATGGAAAGAGGTTATACCTACAGTAGAAAAAGTCCTAGACGGAAATACTGTAGAAGTCCCAATGTATAAGTTTCCATCTCTTAGGTCTCAAATGTACTGGGAGTTTAGGGAGGATATAAGACTTAAAAAGCTATCTATATGTATTGCCAACCCAGAGATGCGTAATCAGTTAATCAAAGAAGCAACAATACCTAAATACGATGTTAGTCGAGGTTATATTACCGTGGAGAGCAAAGAATCTATCCGAAAAAGATTAGGGAAGTCTCCAAACGTTCTTGATTGTGCTGTTTATTGGAACTGGATTAGAAAAGGGTATAGAGTAAACCCTCAAACATTCTACGTGAATCTATCTGGAGGGAGTTAATGTGTAGTTTATTATTAGACAATAACTAGAAATATACCTAAATATAGCATTTTATTAAAAATTACCCCAAGGGTATAACCAAAAATAACGAAAGTGTGTAAAATCAAACTACACACTTTTATTTTACAATAAACCTAAAAATAATTTTGGTAGATAACAAAACTTTTCGTATCTTTACATAAGTAAAAGAGATAATACAAACCACTAAATTTAAAGCCATGTCAAAAATAGCTTATGTTTGCCCATCCTGCCTCAACGAGATTTCTGTAGAGGAGTATCACAGCAATAACTGCAGCCAATGTAGTAAACCAGAGAAAATAAATCTACTGACTAAACCCGAGGAGACTCTTACAGAAAAAGAAAGGGATTTGATAGGAGACCAAGTAGGCTCTCAGTTCGATGAGAGTATGATAACTACAGGTTGGAACGATACAGCACTCCAAAGATATTATGAGGAGTGTGTTAATATGGAAGAATTTAATAACCCTAGAAACTAACCTAATGAAAATTACTGTAAACAAAAATAAAGCAAAGGAGAGAAAAGAAGAGGTAGTCGCAGAAATTTTAGCGAAAGCTAAAGAGTGTGCAGAAAAGGGTATCAACTCTTTCACTTACCATTTTAAAGAGGGGGAACGGAATAGTTTTCCACCCCCTTTGATTAATATATCCGTAAGCAAAGCATCCGAGGGTACTGTAAATTGTGGGTACAGGTGCGATGCAGGAACCCACGTTAAATATTACATAGGAGAGAAATAAACTTTTTTAAAAGACATCATGGAAATAGACAAAAACCCTAGAGAAAAAAATCCGAAAAGCCTAGATATAAAACTACTAGAGATTACACCCTCTGGAGATATTAGAAGATTCCAGTCCCAGTTACGTGTAGGTACAGATACGGCAGACTACATACTTGAAAACGGAGAGATGAGAGGTTGGGGGTATAATCTAGGGGGTTGTGGGTTTCACAAAGTCATAACGGATTATGTAATAGTATCAGATTCTAGTGAGATGCTAACACAGAATATGTAAAAACCAACACATAAACCACTAAATTTTAAGACCATGAGCAAATTCACAAGACTAACAGATAAACCTCTACCAGTTGTAACCCCTAGACCTACCAGAGTAAGAATACTGGAAATAGAGATTACAGACGGGTTCCACAAAAACTGGTTAGGAGATACGGTACAGGTACACTTTTCAGATACTGACTTAGAGGTAGGGGATAGTGTGCAAGTTGCAAGAATGAACTGCAGGACTACTACAAACGTTCTGCAATGGGATGACTACAAAACAGGTCAGAAAAACTACCTAGGAGTAGGGCATGATAACTGGTGTGATTTTACTTCTATGTTAGGCAAGGTCTCGAAAGTTCTCTTTGGATATGAAGGAATGAGTAATGATAATAAAGTTCGCAAGAACATCCAAAAAGCAAAAGGATTCACTAAGGCAGATATTGCAGATACCTTTGTTAAGGTGTATAAGATGAATAACACTTTAGCATAAAATTATTTCATTTCATTGCTAAATAATTTTGGTAGGTAACAAAATTTTCCGTATCTTTACAGAGTAAAAGAGATAAAAACAAACCACAAATTCAAGACCTATGTACATTCAAGACCTAACAGACAATCAGCTTACTACTCAGTACACAGCATTTAAAAGTTTCCATGAATTACTTCATGCCAAAGGAAACTACCGACCATCACTAAGAACCGAAACTACCAGAGGTAGGGAACAATTCGACCTAAGAGTGTTGGCAGATTCCTACGATTTAGAACAACTAAAAAGAGGGGATTCCCGAAGAGCATTCAGAAGCTAAAATTATAATAATAGACAAAAATTGTGTATCTTTACAAGGTAACATAAACGAATATAATGCAAAAACGAGCTAGATACCTGCCAGTCCAGAGAACAAAATACTGGCAGGTACATCACGAATATTATTGTCTTATCCAAGGTAGGACAATATCCGAACCTGTAACAGATACTGCAGGGGTAGTATTAAAGTTCAAAAACAAGAGAGGGGCAAAAGCATGGATAAGTGCCAGAAACGGTCTCCTTAGAATATTTCCAAATTAAAATAAAACACACGTATGAATCTAGAGGACATAAAATACGATATTGATGATAGTGGTTTCGGGGACGGAAGCGTTGCTATCCAGTTTTCAGAAATCTTTGCCAACGAGGGGGAGGCTCAAAGGTTCTTACTGAAATTCAAAATGCAAATGCAAACTACTGAGGAGGTTTACTTTTCTTACCGAGATATAAATTCAGAAATCCAACACGCAAGCATGAAGACAAAAGACGTTGGAGAATACATTGGTACTCTGGAGACCAAACTAAATAAGTTCAAAGCATTAGTAAAAGAGTTTAACGAAATAAATAAAACACACAATGACAGCTAAAAAGTTTTTTGAAGAAGAGGCAGATAATGTATTCTCCAGTATTAAGGGAGTTACCCACACGGTAGAGGGAGTGAAACAGCAAGTTTATACAGAGTCAGAAATGATAGCTTTTGCGGAGGCTTACCGTAAGGAGACCTTACCAGATGCAAAAGTATATGAAGCTATTGAAAAGATTCAACAGGCAATAGTAGAGGCAGGAGGTACATTCCTACCCCAGAGAGATATTAGGAAAATGTCGGTGGAGGAATTACTGCAGCTGACCACTCCAAACAATATTAAATTTATGGTAAGTGCCGTACAAAAATAATTACAGATATGTTATATAAAGGGTTTAAGATAGTTCCAGACAAAAAGCTAGGCTACTCACTAATAGATAGAAAAGGTAAGTGGGCTTGTAGCAAAACAGGTAAAGAAGAATTAGAAGAGATAGTTGATGACATTTTAGATAAAGAAAATTAATTTCACTTTATTGCTAAATAATTTTGGTAGATAACAAAATTTTCCGTATCTTTACGGAGTAAAAGGGAAACAAATAGTACAAACCACTAAATTTTAAGACCATGCAAGGATTAAGAAACAACTCAGACAACACACTACTAGAAGTATTTTTCTCAGCCTCAACAAAAGTAGGAGGAGTATTAGTTTGGTTAGAAAGTAACCTAGACAAACTAGGACTAGAAGAGGAGCACAGCTGCACAGTATCCGCAGACGAATGTAACGGCAAAGTCCGTTTCACAGTCTCTGGGGACGAAGACTTAAAAGAGCTATTCCTAGAGGAATTAACAGTACTAGAAATGTAATAACACAAACCACTAAAATTTTTAAAACCATGCCAGATAAAAAACTAAGTGTAGGTCAAGAAGTGTACCTACTGGAGAGCCTACTTTACAGAAAAAAGAATAGAGAGGATTTAATAAAAACGGAGATAACCAAAGTAGGTAGGAAGTATTTCTACATCCAAAATTCCGACTCTAAGTTCAGTATAGATACACTAAGGGAGGTTAATAATATTAATTATCAAGGACGTGTGTATCTAACAGAGCAAGAGCATAAAGACAACCTAGAGCACAAATCTCTGTATGAGAAAGTGACAAATAGTTTCAGAGGTTATCACAGAGTAGAACTAAACCTCTCCCAGTTAAGGAGAATAAACGCAATAATTGAGGGGGCAGATAATGAATAGGCTAATCTCAGATATAGAGGACAGGATAGAGGATTTAGTATCCAACCTACTGACCCACGATAGGGAGTGTGACGAGGATGTCCCAGAAGGGGCTATAGAAGATGTCATAAGAAAAGGCATCATAACTAAAGGTCAGATAGTAAAGAAGTTTGAGGAGGCTCTAGAAACTGCAATAGGGGGCATAAAACCCGAACCCCAAACACCCACCACAGCAGAACAGGAGCTTAGAAATAAGCTGTTAGGAATTATCCAAAAAGTAATTCCAACAACAGAGCTGCACGAATCTACTGCAGGTTGGATAGATGATTTGGATTTCCTAGAAATAGTGATAAACATAGAGAGGGACTTAGGCTGCACGATAAACGAAACCGAAACCTACATAAAGCAGTTGGAGAGTGTTGATAAGCTAGTGGACTGGTTAGTTCAAAATATAAACTTCACAAAATAAGCAGATGAAAAATTTTAAGATTAAGGGATATTCCAGAGTATTCAAATACATAGGGGTATTTATTCAGAACGGAATAACTAACTTTAGAACTACTAGCCACCGAGGAGAGCCAGATACAAACATAGAATTTACTACTGAACCTGTTTGGGAGACTCTTAGACTTGAAAGTCCAGAGTTCTTACTGATAGAAAACCTTTTACCCGAGGATGCAGATATAGATACAAGAGGTATTATTTTTATGGTAAGTGTGCCTCCGAGTGTTGCTGAAATATTAAAAACTGCATTAGTATCTAGGACTAAGAAGGCTAAGGAACCCTTGACTATAGAAGAACTTTCTGAGGGTGCAGAACAGAAGAAATCTATAGACAGGAAAACTCTGGAGATTAAAGTCTCCGAACTACTTTCAGAAAAAACCCCCGAAGATGTGGCTTATGTTCTGGCTCTTATTGTAGCTAAAATGTTTAAATAGACAAAGTTATGAAAATCACTATACTTACGACCGAAAAGAAACTTACCCGAGGAATAATAAAGCAGATGCAGGTAAGGCTTAGTCATAGGCTAGAGGCTAAAGAATGTCTCGGATTCCTATACAATGTACATCCAGAATATAAGAAATTATTCCTGTTTTGCATTAATGATTCCTACTGCTTAGTACCTTGGGACGTATGCACAACGAGTAATCCAAATATTCTGGAGACACAATTCAGAAGGAATTATATAACTCGAAAAATGAAATTTAGTGATGTAAAGGCTAGGAACGCATGGATGGATAAGCATAAGGCTTTGAAAAGTTTCGCCAAACAGATTTTTATTTAATTAAATTCACTTTATTGCTAAATAATTTTGGTAGATAACAAAATTTTCCGTATCTTTACGGAGTAAAAGAGATAAAACAAACCACAAATTCCAGACTATGAATATAGACCAAGCAAAAGCATTAATCCGAAAAGAAGACCCCGAAGTCTTCAAAGATTTAACAGACCATGTAGAGATTGTAGAGGGAAAAGCCCAATGGGATTCCTTAAAAACGTCAAATTACCTACTTGGTAAGCTACTGAGAGACGTTTATAAACATTTAGGTAAAGGAGAACCCGAAGTTTTAAAACACTCCCTACTGGCACCAAAAGACAAGCAGTGGAGCATAGTGTTTACCCACCCCACCTTAAAAGAGGAAGTTACACTATCTTGGTGTAAGCATCCTATGGTAGATGGGTGGTGTTGGTGGTTCTCAGCACAAGCAATGGGGTACAATGGGGATACCAAAGCAACCATAAACCGTATGGTAAAGGAAATCAAAAAGTTAGACTGTAAAACTAAAGAATATGTACAATAAGAACTGGCAAGAAATAATGAAAGATGAGTTAAGTGCCTACTGCATTCTACATTGGTGGAACTGTGGAAAGAAAACTCTTGACTTCAAAGGAACATTGAAAGACCTAATGAAAAAACAAGGTATCACTTTCTGCAAACGTAAAACAGACCGTGAAGGAGTTTATATGTTTTACTTCAAAAGCGAGCGAGATATAAGGTTCAAGGTAAAAAGTTCTGTTGAGGAATTTAGGTTTGTAGCAAAACAGTTTATCCAAATGGAATTAGTAAGAATGGGGGATAAGACCCAACTGCAGGTACATAACACTTGGAGACCTACTGTAACCGTAAATTTCTAAATTATTTTTCACTTTATTACTAAATAATTTTGGTAGATAACAAAATTTTCCGTATCTTTACGGAGTAAAAGAGTTAAAAACAAACCACTAAATTTTAGACCATGAGAAAATTAATCCTAGAGATAAGCGAGGAAATCCAAAGAGTGAAACCATCTGCCCTAACCATAGGGAAGGTTTTGCAGAAAATGCTAAAAAAGCTAAAGGAGGAAAACTTAGTTTATGTAATCTACGTGGAGAACATAAAGAATCCAAATCCAAACAGAAAGGTAATAGCTAAGATAGAAAACGAGCTAGATGCTAAGGAGGCACTAAGTGCTTTTAGAAGAGCATCTATAACTGCCCCTCTGTATTACACACTTGAAAAGGTATAAAATGAAAAATATATATAAAGGGGTGAGGTGGATACAATCTTATCTACCTACCCAACCTACAAGCCTAAGAGCTGTAGTCTCAGAGCATGAGGGACACCTAGAAATAGAACAGCAACTAGGCAAGGAATTAACAGATAAGCTGATTTTACTTAGTCAAAAATATACCCACTCGCTAGACTGGGTAGCAGGTAATTATGTTAGCATTCAAACTGCTTTTGGAACATCCGAAGCAGAAGCCCTCGAAGTATTAGAAGAACGTTGTAAAATTTAACCTATGGCAAAGATAACACAAGAGACTTATGATTCTCTACAGAAGACAATGAAACAAGGTAAATACGCAAATCATATTTGTTTTAGCAGAAGAGGCTTAGGCAAAACAGAAACTTTTGAAGTACCAAAAACCGACCTCAAAATTGAAATGAAATGCGTACAAAAACAAGGTATGTGGGAAGGGGATTCTAACTTCGTCCCAGTAGGATACACCCCTACCAATATATAAACAGTTTTAAACAAGAGATTCTAATGACGTATAAAGAGCTATTAAAACTAGATGGTATGAAAGAACAGTTTCACCCAGATGATTATGAAGCAATCTTAGAAGCAGATGAGGATGATACCTTGGAGTATCTAAGGCATGATTTAGTTGTAAAACTCCTAGAGATGGGCTTTGACCTCACATAACGAAGACTATGATAACTCCAGAGCAAAGGGAACACGCTAAGAAATACATGAAGGATAATCTCCCGAACTTTTGGGCAGTATCCTCAATTCTTAAAACAAATATGATAGAACTTATGGCTAAATACGCAAAAGAACAAACAGGCAACAGCAAACCTTTAGAGAAAGGAAAAGACTTATACACCTCAGAGGAGATTCTTGCAGCACCAGACCTATACGAATTGCAGCATAGATTCTGTTGCTTAGGCTTAACATTCCAGTATCAGATGACAGAATCTGAAATGGATTATGTGGCACACATAAAAGGAGCATATCGAATATCGGACTGGATTCTTAGGAACTCAAACTCTACAGGGTTAATAACTTTCAACAGGGTGGAGGATGTAAAAGGTTGTCTGCAGTCAGATGGAAACCCAAACAAAGCAGTGATGCTATCAGATGATACAGCCTTACAGAAATTATTCTTTTGGCTCAGCTAAAAATCAAAAACTTAAAAATATGCTTAATTTTTTAGATGAAAGAAATAGAACAGGAGGAGTACATAGGGAAGCAGCACAATTTGCTACAATAATATTACATCGTGAGGATTTAATCACATCCAAAAAGAAGAAACTTACCAGAAACATCTCCATATACGATTTCAAGGCTTCAAGTCTATCGAAGGAGGATATAAGGAAAGCTGACAGTATAGCTTTCGTAGATGGAATAAGTATCAAGGTATTGAAAAATAAATATAAATAATCTGCAATTATGGATAACGAAAAAGCAAAAATAAAAGCAAGGGAAGTAGTGAACAAATTCGATAAATTTGGTACATCTGAATTGCCACAGGAAGACAAGAGGTATTTACAGGACCTTATTTGCAATACCTTAATGGACGTTGAAAAGAAGGATGTTACACCATGTACCCCAGAAAATTGCAGACACGGATATTAACAGATGTGAAAACAGAAGACAAATTACCTAAGAAATAACTCACTTTATTGCTAAATAATTTTGGTAGATAACAAAATTTTCCGTATCTTTACGGAGTAAAAGAGTTAAAAACAAACCACTAAAT